ACTTAACGTGTTACGATAATGAGTAGATTGAAAATTTATTATCCGGATTGGCAGATCACCAAAAATTTATATACGAATGGTGGGGAATATACTACTGAGGATGGTATTGAGTATGTAGGATACTATCATAAATACACGACCGGCGAAGTGTATTCAGAATCCAATTGGTCTCCGTTAAATTCAATCAAATTGAAGACCTTGTCTGCAAATCGACCTGTAGTCAATACTGTATATGAAAACATCAAATCAATTTCAATAGACGAATTGAAAGCGCCACTTGCTTATTCACCTATATTATCAATTGATGATTATTACAACGGTGATTTTAACAGATATTTTGTAGTTAGAAGAAACAATCTCAATCAAATTGTAGAAGTGAATAAGACTGAATTTGATAAACTTTCAAATAGTAGAGGAGTTGATGGCAATTTGTATACAGGTCTAATAATCAATTGGAAATTAACCGGCCCTCGTAATGATGTTTATGAAAATTCAACTCTTGTAGAGAAAGGTGTAATAGATCAAAATATCAGATCCATTCAAGCTACTAGAAAGTACGCTTCAAGTATGTTCACTTATTTGACGGATATGTTGGAGTATTCAATATATTGGCCGTTAACGTCTGAAGAAATCAAAAAGAAATTTGTATAATTGAATCGTATTTGATATATTTACAGTGTAAATATGTTGATATTAGATACTCTAGAATCGTACAATCAATTTAAATCAGATTATTCAACTTATGATTGGTTCATATTACCGGTGTATGAAAGCGGTAATGTTCCAGTACATACTGATTCAATTAGTATATTGTACGTTTACGTTATATTGAAAGATGTTACTGCAATAGTGGTAATCAATCATACTGAATCTATAAACAATATACCAATCAATCAAATTGACTTTCCATTACTTAACAATTGTTATGTATATGAAATGAAAGCGTTCATGTCCAAGAAATATCAAAGCAATTTCATAGACATAGACCTCATCAAATACTTTAAAGAAAACACTATTTTCGAAGACAGTTACGATACCTCAGCTCATATATGGTTTTCCAAGACGTACGTCAATTTCAAGTACTTAAATACTATCATACCTATTTACAAACATGTTGAACGATGTGAATTGATTCGAAATGATTTTCTGGAATTGTGGAATGATCCGATTATCAATGACAATTCATTTAAATATTACAATGCGTTAATGTTGCCTACATTATACAATATTGAACGCTCCGGTATAGCAGTCAATTCAAACGTATTCAATTCCTTTTTCCCGGGCAAGTCTACATTTGATGGATTGGTTTATTCAGAATACAATCCTTATACAACCACCTCGAGACCTAGTAACAATTATGATGGTGTAAACTTTGCAGCTTTAAACAAAGAATCGGGAGTTAGATCATCATTAATTAGTAGATTTGATAACGGGTATTTGGTGAATTTTGATTATGATGCTTATCACATACGATTGATGGCTGGCTTAGTAGGATATGAATTTCCTGAAGATATATCAGTACATGAATATTTAGGTAGACTGTATTTCAATACCAATGAACTGACTGAAAGTCAATATGACAAGTCCAAACAAATGTCATTCAAACTCATTTACGGTAGCGGTATTCATGAGTATTTGCATATCAATTTCTTTAAAAAGATACATGAATTTACAAAAGCCCTTTGGTCTGAATTCAATTCAAATTTGAAAATTGAAAGTGCTTTATTCAAACGGCCGTTATGTAAACGATTTTTCACTGACATGAACTCAACAAAGTTATTGAATTATTATCTTCAAAATTTTGAAACTGAGAGAAACATGTTGGTATTGTCTAAACTGCTAACGTTGCCGGCAGCATCTAAAACGATTTTATATACTTACGATTCGGTGCTAGTTGATTTCAATGTAAATGATGGTGCTGAATTTTTGACTGAATACAAAAAAATATTGGAGACCGGTAATTATCCGGTTAAAATTGCTGTAGGTTCTGATTACAATAACATGATAAAATATAGTTTACCGGTATAGAGTCATATATATTTAAAATATATGAATACGTGGTATTACTTGCAACATTTACAATGTTACCAAACTTAGAAACTACTGTTGATTTGATTAAAAAATCATATCAGTTACCTAACAATTGTATATTTGTATTGAGTTTGAAAGATCAAGAAGAATTGATTTGTACGTATAATGTATCTGATATTGAAATCAAATTGCAAAATACCGTCGCATTACATAGAAAAAAAGAATCCAACACATTATACACGATAAATGCATTGAACGCATTAATCAAATCAAAAAATAATGGAATATTGGATATAAAGTACCCGATCAATTGGACCGAATACACAAACTGTTTGTTAGTAACATCAGGTAGTGGTTACAAATCTATTACAACTTCTATACACAGCATAATTCGATAATATGAAATCAATCAAATTGACTGATTTGTTGAAAGAATCACCGTTACATAATGATCCGGGTGAACGTATGGAACAGGACAACACATACATGTTCTTTCAAAATTTAAAGACTATTCATCATGCAATCGGCCATATGTTACAAATGCCGTCTGATAAAGTATCAAAAGCTTTAGCTGACGGACATGGTTGGGCACTAGATCACATATCCACTTCTGCTGATGATGTTTCAGAAGTATACAATTTTCTTCAGGCTATCATGTCAGTACATGAATCCACTATTACAGAAAGTGAACGATATGGTACTTTATTCAAGGTGAAATTTAAACCTGAATATACCGATTCAACCAATAAACCGCATCCGCCTGTATTGGTGTATTTATCAAATTCAGATAGAACCAAAATAGGACAATATGCTGCGGTGGATAACATCTTAGGATTGGGTAACACATTGATATCCACACTACCTACTAAAATTTCTTTAGGGTCTGTGAAATTGGACTCAGTAGATTTATTTAAATTAGTGAAGAGTTTATCGAAAACTAAATTCTATAGGTAGAAAAAGTAGCACTTAAACTGCAATAAACTACATTTTACCGTTAGTTATATATATTTATTATAGTGATAAAAAAATATATGTAGCCGTTGAATTTTAATTTTGTTAATTCAATAGTTACTATTATATTTATCATAAATTAGTTATTAAGTAGTTATCCTAGGCCCAATTACTAAATGCTAATTATTAATTGTTAATTAAAAAATGAAAAACTATGGCAATCGATTTAAACGCCGTCAAGGCAAAACTACAGGCACTACAATCAAAGACTACAAAACAGAACAATCTTTGGAAGCCTGAACCCGGTACTCATCAAATTAGAATTGTACCGTATATTCATAACCCGGGTAATCCTTTTTTGGAACTTTATTTTCACTACAATTTTGTTGGTAAGAACATTCTTTCTCCGGTAACTTTCGGTAATGCAGATCCTATTGTAGAGTTTGCAGAAAAATTGAAATCAACCGGTAATAAGGATGATTGGAAGATGGGCAAGTCTCTAGAACCGAAAATGCGTTGTTATGTTCCAATTCTAGTAAGAGGGAAGGAATCAGAAGGTGTTAAATTTTGGGGATTTGGTAAGACTGTATATCAGGAACTTTTAGGATTTATCACTGACCCAGATTACGGTGATATCACTGATCCTATGTCAGGACGCGATATTACAGTGGAATTCAAGTCAAAAGAGAATACCGGTAAAGATTATCCTGAAACCTCTATTCGAGTTAAACCGAATACAACAGTATTGTCTGATAAGAAAGACATTTTAGCTTTGGTGAAGAATCAACCTAAAATTACTGAATTGTATAAGGAGTATACATATGAAGAAATTGAGCAACTATTGGAACAGTGGTTGAATCCAGAAACCAATACTACTCAGGAAACTGCTAGTGCTGAAGTTGAAGCTGAAACTGAAACTGCTAAGAAACAGCCTGCTAAAAAGATTGAAGCTCCGACTGCAACTGTCCCGTCAGATGTAGCCGCTGCATTCGATGATCTATTCAAGAAAAAATAAGATAATATGGCCAAAAAAGATAAAGAGCCTGGAGTATTACAGGATGAATTGGCGTCCACGTTGGCGACCAATTTAAATAAGAAGTTTAAAGAATCACATTCAAAAGTTGCTTACTTTCTAGATGGCGACTCTGATTCTCCTTCCGAAGTAACTGATTGGGTATCAACCGGCTCTACATCATTGGATTTGGCAGTATCTAATAGACCTAACGGAGGTTGGCCGGTAGGCCGTATTGTAGAATTGACAGGGCTAGAAGCTGCCGGGAAATCACTCCTGGCGGCTCATGCCTTGGCTAATACTCAGAAAAAGAATGGTATCGGGGTGTATATTGACACTGAATCAGCAATTAACAGTGAATTTTTATCTGCTATTGGTGTTGATTTAAAGAAGATGTTGTATGTACCGTTAGAAACTATTGAAGATATTTTTGAAAGTATTGAATCTATAATTGAAACCGTACGAAAAGGGAACAAAGATACTGTAATAACCATAGTAGTAGATTCTGTTGCAGGTGCATCCACTAAAGTAGAAATGGCCGCCGACTTTGATAAAGACGGTTACAATACCAGTAAAGCAATTCTATTATCTAAAGCAATGCGTAAGATAACCAATTTGATTGCAAAAGAGAAAATTCTAGTTATTTTTACCAATCAGTTGAGATCGAAGATGAATGCTATGGCTTTTGCAGATCCTTATACGACTGCCGGTGGTAAAGCAATTGCATATCACTCTAGCGTTCGAATTCGATTAGCGCCTAATGGTCAAATTAAAGGAAAACGCAATGGTAAAGAAGACGTTTTAGGTATCAAGACTGTAGCAAAAGTAATTAAAAACAGAATGGGTCCGCCTCTTCGTACTGCTAAGTTTGATATCTATTTTGATAGAGGTATTGACGATGAAACTTCTTTATTGGAATTGTTGAAAGAATTACAGATTGCTGATAGTACCGGAGCATGGTATGTATTGGTAGATCCTTCAACCGGTGAAACTTTAGATTTGAAATTTCAAGCGAAAACTTTCAAGTCTATTGTATTGGATAATCCGGAAATTTACTCAAAAGTGAAACAGTGGGTTTATGATCGATATATAGTCAAGTATAAAGATTCGCTTGATTCTGATGTTGAAATTATTCACTCTGATTCTATAATAGAAGAATAGTATGATTAAACCTAAACATTACATTTCTTTACTTAAAGAAGTTACAGATCAGAAACAACAAAACTCAATGGAAGGTGTTAATGATCGACCGTTGATAGTAGATGCATTGAACAGTTACATTCGAGTTTTTTCGGCAGTACCGGCAGTAAATGAACATGGTGATCACATTGGTGGAGTCTCCGGATTTCTTCGTTCAATTGCATGGGTTGTTAGAATGATCAAACCTACTCGATTGATATTGGTATTTGACGGTAAAGGTGGATCAATCAGAAGAAAAGATTTGTATTCTGATTACAAGTCCGGTAGAACGGTCAATACCAAATTCAATAGACCAGATCACATTACAATTGATGTGGATCAGGAACTTCGTAATATGAGTAAACAGTTGGTTAGATTAAGTGAATACCTAGACACACTGCCTATTACAGTTATTTCTATTGATAATGTAGAAGCTGACGACGTAATTGCATACATGGTCACCAATGTGTTCAATGAATCTAAACATGTTACGGTAATGTCAGATGATAAAGACTTCTTGCAATTAATCAAAGATAATGTATACGTGTGGAGACCGATTCAAAAAGTATTGTATACGCCTAAACACGTTTTAGATTCTTTCGGAGTACCTCCACACAATTACATTATTTACAAGATAATGGCCGGAGACGCTTCAGACAATATTAAAGGAGTGTATGGTATCGGTAAAAATTCTTTAGTGAAATTGTACCCAGAACTTTTAAGTGATACTCCTATGAGTGTGGATGAATTGATAGAAATCACTAAAATTAAATCGCAGCATTCGAAAAGAGTCAAGTACAATAACATTTTGGAATCTATTGATCAAATCAAACTCAATTTCAAATTGATGCAACTTTCTGATGTAGACATATCCGGTGCAATCAAATCCAATATTCGAGACATTTTGAATCGACCAATTCAATTGATGGATCGACCTAAATTCAAGTTTCTATTGGCACAGGATGCAGCATTTAATGTGTTTACGAATCCGGACGGTTGGTTATTGGAAAGTTTCAATTACTTAAATGCTAAGGCCGCAGAATTTAATTCCACGGTTTCATAGTTTTTTAGTTTGGTTATGTTATATTTAATGCACGGGTATTAATCCGTGCATTTTTTTACTAAAAGAGATGATGTTATGACAGATAGATTGAGCGCATATGGTTCTAGTTTTCAATTGAAAATCATTTCGGCGATATTAGGTGATAGGTTGTATTTGCAACAAATATCTGATATCATGAAGCCGGAATATTTTGAAAGTGAAGCTACTAGTTGGATAGTGAAACAAACTCTAGAATATTTTGAGCAGTATAAAAGTCCACCTAGTATAGACGTATTCAAGTCTAAAACAATGTCCATTTCCAGAGACGTATTGCAATTGGCTATTGTAGAAGCGTTACGTGAAGTGGTAAGATTTATGGATTCAGATGATTTACAGTTCGTTAAAGATGAAACGTTGCGATTCTGTAAAAATCAATGCATTAAGAAAGCTATATTGGAATCAGTTGAAGATTTGAAATTGGGTAGATATGATGATATCAAATTGAAGATTGACACTGCAATGAAAGCCGGTGAAGCAGTTTATACCGGATACGATTATGTGGATACAGTTGAAAGTAGATATACAGAGTTGGTTAGAAATTGCATTCCGACTCCTTGGCCTGTAGTTAATGATTTGTTAGGTGGCGGTGCTGCTAAAGGTGAACTCGTAGTATTTGTTGCCGGTCCTGGTGCCGGTAAGTCCACTTCATTGATTAATGTAGGCGCTGAAGCGTTGAGAAAAGGTAAGGTTGTAGTTCATTATACTTTGGAATTGTATGAGCCGTATGTGGCTCAAAGATATGATGCTGTTATCAGTGGTATAGCAACTCAAGATTTAAAGTATCATATTTCTGATATCAAATCAGTTCTTAGTAAATTACCGGGTAAACTTGAACTACAATATTATCCTACAAAGACAGCCTCATGTAATACAATTCGAGCTCACTTAGGTAAATTGAAATTGGCAGGAGTCAATCCAGATTTACTAATAGTAGATTATGCAGATTTGTTACGAGTTTCCGGTAGAGCTTCCGACTCCAAGCATATTGATTTGGAAAACATTTATGAAGATTTACGAGGTGTTGCTGGTGAATTTGAAGTGCCAATTTATACTGCGAGCCAAGCCGGTAGACAGAGTGCGGAATCGGATGTAGTTCAAGGTGAACACGTTGCCGGAGCATTTGCAAAAATCATGATTGCGGATGCAGTTATATCATTGTCTAGAAAAGTTTCTGATAAAATATCTGGAACCGGTAGATTCTTCTTTATTAAAAATAGATTCGGCCCGGACGGTATCACATTACCCAGTAGATTGAACATGTCGAATGGACAGTTTCAAATATTTGAAGAAACCTCAGTACAAGGAACTGAAACTAAAAAAGTGATAGCAAATGGTGCTGATGTGGTTAGACAAACTTTGGCACAAAAATATAAAGAAATTAATGGGGGATCGTTAGGTTGACATATTTATCTATCCCTAATAATATTAACATCATAAACTATATGGAACTATCAAACAAAATTTTAAGTGATCTTACGGTGTACATGAAGTATGCTAGATTTGTACCGGAGATAAACAGACGTGAATCGTGGCATGAATTGGTAACTAGAAACAAGGAAATGCACTTGAAGCGTTACCCGAATTTAGAAGCGGAAATTGAAGCTGCTTATCAACTCGTATATGATAGGAAGGTACTTCCTTCAATGCGAAGTCTTCAATTTGGAGGTAAACCAATTCAAATTTCTCCGAATAGAATTTACAATTGTGCTTATTTGCCGATTGACGATTGGAGATCATTCAGTGAAATCATGTTTCTTCTTTTAGGTGGAACAGGTGTCGGCTACTCAGTACAAACGCATCACGTAGATCAACTACCGGAAATTCATAAACCGAACCCTACAAAACATAGAAGGTATTTGATTGGAGATTCAATTGAAGGTTGGGCTGATGCAGTGAAAGTGTTGATGAAATCTTATTTTCAAGGAGGACCGACAGTAAATTTCGATTTTCAAGACATTCGACCGAAGGGAGCTCGATTAATTACTTCCGGCGGTAAAGCTCCTGGACCGCAACCGCTTAGAGAATGTTTAATTAAAATTCAAGGAATTCTAGAAAACAAATCGAACGGCGACAAATTGAGTTCAATTGAAGTGCATGACATTGTATGTAACATTGCTGATGCTGTATTAGCCGGTGGAATTCGTAGAGCTGCTTTGATTTGTCTGTTTAGTGCAGATGACAATGACATGATTTCCTGCAAGTCAGGTGCTTGGTGGGAAATGAATCCACAAAGAGGTAGAGCGAACAATTCCGCAGTATTGTTACGTAATAAGATTACTAAAGAGTTTTTCATGGATCTTTGGGAGAAAATTAAAAATTCCGGATCCGGTGAGCCTGGTATTTATTTTAACAATGATAAAGATTGGGGAACTAATCCTTGTTGTGAAATTGCTTTAAGACCATTTCAATTCTGTAATCTATGTGAAGTGAATGTGTCTGATGTGGAATCGCAGGAAGACCTGAATGCTAGAGTTCGTGCTGCAGCACTAATAGGAACCCTTCAGGCGGGCTATACTGATTTTCATTACCTTAGACCTATTTGGAAGAGAACTACAGAGAAAGAAGCTCTAATAGGTGTTGGAATGACGGGTATTGGTTCTGATAAAGTACAGAAATTGAATTTGAAAGAAGCTGCTGAATGCGTAGTAGATGAAAATAAAAAGATTGCCGGTTTAATTGGTATCAATACGGCAGCAAGATGTACCACTATCAAACCATCAGGTACCAGTTCATTGGTATTGGGTACATCATCAGGAATTCACGCGTGGCATAATGATTATTACATTCGTAGAATTAGAGTAGGTAAAAATGAATCTATTTACACTCATTTAGCAATTCATCATCCGGAACTCGTTAAAGATGAATATTTTAGACCTCACGATACTGCGGTTATTGAAATTCCTCAGAAATCACCTGAAGGTTCAATATTAAGAACCGAGTCTGCTATGCAATTGTTAGAGCGAGTCAAATTCTTCTATCAAAATTGGATTTTACCTGGACATATATCCGGTCAAAATACTCATAACATTTCTGCTACTATTTCAATTAAGCCGGAAGAATGGGACCTAGTAGGTGATTGGATGTTTGAAAACAGAAATTTCTATAATGGTTTGTCTGTACTACCTTATTCAGATCATACCTATATTCAAGCTCCCTTTGAAGATTGTACTGAAGAAGTGTACAATGATATGATGAAACAATTGACTCAATTGGATTTGAGTACTGTTATTGAGTTTGATGATATGACCGATCAAAAAGGTGAAGCTGCTTGTGCCGGAGGTGCTTGTACTGTTGAATCATTCTAATGAGCTCAAAATTGTATTATTTCGAGAATGATAAGTTGGTATTCACACCAGAATATCACATTGAACGAGGTTACTGTTGCGGGTCAGGTTGTCGACATTGTCCGTATGACCCGCAGCATACTCGTAACAATAAAAAATTGAATCAGTTCTATTTGAAATCCAATATTGAATCAACAATCAACTCCATAAACAATGACTCAATGGATGTCGACCAATTTAATTGATTTGCACGGTGTAAAACATGCTGATGTGGAACCTGAACTGTTAAATTGGATTCATTTTCAACGATTGCCGGTAACAGTTATTACAGGTAACAGTGTAAAAATGAAAGACATTGTTAAGAAAATTTTAACTGAAGCCGGCTATTCCTACATTGAAGGTGACAATTACAATCAAGGATGTATAAAAGTAACTTGTTACAATATCAAGTACTAAATACTGTATTTATATTCGAAAATTAGATATTTATTAAAAAAGTATAAAATGGCATTACCAAATTCAACTGTACAAAATGTAGTAGCAAATCAATCAGATGTATTGCTACCAAAAACTCTAGAACCTGAAATAGTAGATTATTTGAATGCAGCATTGGCCGAAGAATATACTGCGCACTACTTTTATCGAGCAGCATCAAATTGGGCTCAAGGCGTTGCTTACACAAAAGCAGCAGCATTTTTTGCAGGAGAAGCAGCCGCGGAATTGGAACATGCTGAGAAACTGCAAAAGTATTTGGTAGATTGGAATTGCAGCCCAGTATTACCGACAGTTAAGTTCTCAGGTAAATTTGATAGTTTAATTGATGTTGTAAATAAAGCATACGCTATTGAATTTAAATTGGGAGACAAATACAATGAAATGTCTGCTGATATTTTCTCAAAGCATCTTCCTACATTTGATTTTTTACAGGAATTTAGAAACATTCAGACAGAATCTATTGCAGAGTTTTCAGATAAGTTGAATGCTGCGCAGTTAATTGATGTTAATAGTAAACTGGATCTGCTTCATTATGAAGAACGATACTTCTAATTTTATAGATTTAGATTCAATTTTAGAATCGAAATCTGAAACGAAACCGGAAATAATTTCCGAGTCCGCAATTGCAACTGCATCAGAAAGTACCACACCTGATATTGAAATGATATTGACTGAATGGGCCTGGAGATGTGATAAAGGATATCCGGTATGGGGCGATGTCAACGACATGAAAGTTTTACAACAATTGTTACATGAAATGAAAGTGGATATTCAGTTGATTGACATCAGTCAATTGAACGAGTCTACTGCATTAGCCGAATCCAATACACCGGACATGAAAGAAAGTTTAGCAATTTTCTTTGCAACGTTGTCATCAAAATCTTTAGATTCAATTCAAAATAAAATTATCAGTAAAAGTGATGTTAAACTTTCATTGAAGGTACCTAACTCAGCATCACCATATTACGGTTCTAAAGGATTCGCTTTATTGAATTCTGCAGTCGATTATTTGAATTTGAATGTAATTGATTCTGCTACCGGTAAATTGTATTTGAATGCAATTTCAATTGCAAGAAAACTTCAAAAAACTTTTGGCGGTCCTGTATTGCAAAGTGTAATTGATAGAGGTAGAGATTACAATGTGATTCGATCCAATGCTAAAAAAGTTTCCGGAGTATCGTATCCTGACAAATGGTGTCCAGCTGACATTTACATTTATAATGATAATAAGAGTAAAAAGATTGCGCAGTCTGCCAAGACATTGAATGTAGGTGAAAACAGTTTGAATGCAGCATTTAGTACTGAATTCGGGCCCGGCTCTGGAATTGTAGCAATTTCATTGAAAGAGCAGGAAGCTCAAGCCGGTAAGGCTACAGCATTTCGACAGATATTGAATAGAAATGAAAATTATCCTGCAGCCACTGAACTTTCTTCGGATGACAAGTATACGATGGAATTGTTGTACAATTTAAATCAAAGTGTAACTCCAACGAAACCGACTCCGGATAAGTTGAAAATAGGTTACATAGCCGAAGCAGTTCGTTTAATGGATGCATTGAAAATTGACTCATCAAACAAACTTAGAACTTCATTGCAGCGTACATTGGATGCAACATTCAATAACAAATCTAATGCATATAGAGGTCCGAAAGGAAACTACAATAAAGATGCTGCTAGAAAGTCGTTCGCAGATATGAATTTGAGTTCAATTAAATTTGATCCTAAATTGAAAAATAACATCGATGCGTTTGCAGAATCGATACACAATAAAGCTGAAACGGTATATAAAGATTCTAGAAAAACATTCCTATCAACTTTAAATAATTTCAAATTTAAAGTTACTGGAACTAACGTGGCTCCAAGTAAAATGTCGGCGGAAGTTTTATATAAAAAAGCTTCATGTTATTTGGTTGCTGATTATCTTTTGAATGGATTGAATAGTAGCAATTTGGTAGTACCAAAAGAATACGTTACATTAGCATCACAGAAAAATGCTTTTGTTGCTTTAACATCATATGCAATCGGCCAATCAGGTATATCACCCACGTTTTTCAAATTAACCGGTAAGTCTAATGGAAGTGATGCTTCAGTTGAAGCGTTTTACGGATCCGGGTTCATGGATTTGGAAGCTGGTAGTATGAATGTGATTGATTCACCGAACAATAAAGGATTTGACGTTCGATTCAATGCTATGGTTAGAAAGTCACCAAAAACTTCCTCAGAAATTTTAACTAGATATGCAGTGTTATTGTCATTCAGATATGCAGGTGACACTTTAAATATTGAAGTTTCCGAACTTAAGGAAGTTTAATTGAATTTTTAATCGCTTAAACAAGATAGTTATACCAAATTTCACCATATTTATATTAGATAACAAAAAAAACTATGAAACTCACAGAATTCAAAAAATTAATCCGCGAAGAGGTTAAAAAAGTACTAAAGGAAGCCAAAAACGAAACCGTACTATTCTCAGGATATAAAAAATTTATGGATAGTAAGGCTGTTTTAAAGGTATTTGCAGACCATGGGGTAGATAAGTCAAAAATGAAAAGAACGTATGATTGGGATAGTGATACGGTTGAATTGGTAGTGAATATTAATTTTAATACCGCAAAAAAAATTGGCGATGCGTTAGAAAAAATAGATCGTAACGAAATGTATGGCGGTTGGATTGTTGATTGAAGTAAGTTAATTGAAGTAAGTTAATTGAAGTAAGTTAATTGAAGTAAGTTAATCGATGCCCCATCCGGGGCATCCTACTTTTCGAATAAATAATTTGTTGATTACGATTGTTTTTACTATATTTAAAGAAATTAAGTTACAATGGCACGTTACGTTTCTACAAAACTATTTGACAACTTTTCGGTAGCATTGAGACAACATAAAGCAGCACATTCGCACTGTTGTTTGCTTCACGGTTACGCTTTTAAATTTAAAGTTTGGTTTGCTTCAATTGAATCTGATATTGATAAACAATTGGATTCTATGAATTGGATTGTGGATTTCGGAGGATTTAAGCCTCAGCCCGTAGGCAATGGGTTGAAAGATTGGTTGAATCATATGTTTGATCATACAACTCTTATTGAAAAAGATGATCCATATTTAGATTTGTTTCAACAATTGGAGCAAATGGGACTATTACATTTACGAGTAATGGACAAGATGGGTGCCGAGTCGATGGCTAAGTTGGTGTACGATAAATTTAATGATGTGCTGTCAAAAACTGATGCCGGTAGATGCAAGGTAATTAAAGTAGAATGCTTTGAAAATGATAAGAATTCAGCGATTTATGAGGAATAAATCAATGACTTCAAATATTTATTGATATGAAATTGAAATCATTATTACCTAAATTACTTACTGAACGATTCCTATCATTATTGTCAGTCGAAGATCGACGTAAATATATAGACGAAGTATGGGATATGTTACAGAAATCGTATGCAAAAGTGGGCGGATTTAAATCTGCACCTAATAAAGAGGAACTTTTAAAAGAAACTGATTTCTGGAAGTTGGTCAAAAAGAATGGTAAAATAGTTGCAATTGCTTTGTACAAGTTTAAACGAGGAAGAAAATCAATTGCAGGTGGTACGGATGGCACTGATTTAGGTAAAGAGTGGTTAATGAAAATATTTTTAGAAGACCTTCAACAAAACAGATCATGGTCTGAAGTATCAGATAAAGTTGAATTGATCAAAACAAAGATGGGTTATTTTAAAATACCGAACAAATTTGTTGAAGACATTTTAAATAAACCAATCATTTCATTGGACCCGGATGGATATCATTATACTAGAATGATTGCCGGTGAACCGCATACGAAAATGATGGTAGGTCATATTGACGGATTTCAAGTTCCAGAAGAATTTACAAATGATTAAATTGATATACATTCACGGATTTAAATCATCCGGTGAATCTGACAAATCTAGAATGCTTAAACAGGCATTTCCGAATGCAACGGTTGAAGCTCCTACATTGTCGCCTCGACCTGCTACTGCTATCAGTCAAATAGAATCTATAATTAAACGAAATCCTAGTAACACTATATTGGTAGGTACTTCATTGGGAGGATTTTATTCACTGTATTTAGCTAGTAAGTTTGATATACCTGCATTCATTATCAATCCATCTTTGGAACCGAATGTTACATTGATTTCAAAAGTAGGAACTCATACTAGATACGGTTCTGATGAAGAGTATGATTTCAAATTGCCGTATATTGATGAATTGGATGAAATGGTGAAACAGTTGGCTTCAATGCCGAAGCCGGGTAATTTACTGCATTTATATTTGTCAGAAGATGATGAACTATTATCATTTGAAAAATTGGACTCGGTGATACCGGTAAGAAAATTGACGCGATGGTTCAAATCAGCCGGGCATCGATTTACCAAGTTTTCAGAAGTTATACCAGATATTCAAGAAGTGATTAACGACTTTGAAAAATCATAAGATTTCATTAAATTAATAAAAAATAAGTTATGAGTAAATTAGCAAAGCCAATGGGCGATCGAGTATTGGTTAAACTTAAAAAATTCGATCAAAAGACGGCATCCGGAATCATTATACCTGATTCAGTAAATATTGATGATGTGCGAACTGCAGAAGTAGTTGCAGTAGGCGATGGTTTATTTTCAACATCTGGACAATTGGTACCGACTACAGTTAAAGTTGGTGATGAAGTTATATTCGGCCCGCATATTGGTATTGAAATAAAACTTTCAGGTGAAGATTATATATTAATTCGTGAAGGTGACATTTATTTAATTTGTAGGTAATAAAAACAGTTATGCATAAAATATATCATAAAACTATTGATCAAATTGAAGTAGGAGATATAGTGACTACTGCCACTAAATGTACCGATTCTGCAATGTTACGAATCGGAGTTGTTTCAAATATTGTTTCAAATATTGTCGATAATATTATTACGATTAAGACATTGATACCGACTTATGATAGAAACAATCAATTGATCAAGTATCGACTTAATCAAGTTACCAGAAGTAAACAATATAGACGATATTCTTATGTAATTTATAAAGGGGATTTATTGAACTCATTTTCACCTGAGGAAATCAACGTATTAAAATCTAGTTACACTAGAATTGGTGGAAATCATGAAACAATTTTTGATTACATTTCAAATTTATAATAATGCCAGTAACTCTAATTTCATCCAATCCGACTTTCACAAAAGATCGAGTTGGTTCTAAAACAGATTGCATTGCAATTGCTGAATTGTTCGGTAATACTATTCAAGGTGAAGGCATTAACGCCGGAGTTCCTGCAACGTTTCTTCGAGTAAAAGACTGCACTCTCGATTGTGTTTGGTGTGATACTTTATCAGTATGGAAATTCGGTAACTGGTACACTCACGAAGAGGTATTTGAAATGTTTGAAAAATTCAATTTGATTGAAGCATTTCGAAATGGCCAACATTTAATTTTGACAGGCGGTTCTCCACTCAAGCAAAGTAAAACTTTAGTTACATTTATTGAAAAGTTTATTGAACGTTATTCATTTAAACCGTATATTGAAGTTGAAAATGAAGTGGTATTGATGCCGGGTGAATTGACTTTGTATGTAGATTGTTGGAACAATTCTCCGAAATTAGCAAATTCCGGTATGGAGAAATCCAAGCGATTGAAGCCGGAGTATTTGAAATACATGAGTAGACAAAACAATAGTTGGTTTAAGTTTGTTATTTCGAGTAGATCTGATTGGGATGAAATTGTAGAAGACTTTCTACCGCATATCAAAAAAGAACAAATTATTTTGATGCCGTGTGGTGAAAATCAAATTGAACTAAATTCTAGTAGAGAATTGGTTGCAGAACTTGCAGTAGAACATGCAGTCCGAATGACAGATCGACTTCATGTAACGATTTGGGATAAGAAGACAGGCGTATAATAAAATAGTTATGAGATCATTAGTGTCTATAGACTTTGAAACTACTGGACTTAACTTCGTTAACGACTACCCGGTGCAATGGGCCGTTACAAAAATTGATTCAGTACAAGGTAAAACTCAATTTAAAACTTTATCCGGTTACATTAAGACTGATATTGAAATATCAAGTACAGTGGAACAACTTACCGGTTTGAGTTATGAATTTCTAAATGAAAATGGTGTATCATATGATGAAGGTATGTTGCAGTGTATTGAAGCAATAGGATTGTCTCAAGAAAAACCTACCGATTCAATCATATTAGTGGGACATAACGTGTTGAATTTTGACATTCATTTTCTTGAAATGGCAGCGGCTAAGCTCGGATATTATATTCCGGATACAAAGTATTATTGGGATACTGCAGCTCATTATAAAGCTCAGCAACTCGGTCTTAAGAAAGATGTGAACGAGTCTATACGTGAATATCATCAAAGAGCTCTAGGTACTTATGCAAAAGGTATCAAATTTAAATTGCCGATTGTATGTGAACATTTAGGAATTCCGTTGACTGCTCACCATGATGCTGTACATGATGCAAATGCAGCTTTGATGATTGCTATTAAACAGATGTCTAGTTTCCCGGAAGCTAAAGAACTGTTTGAATAATTCAATTGATATCAATATATTAATATTTCAAAATAAAAAAAAGTTATGATAGCGAAACGACCGATATTTTTCCCGAGCTTTAGTACGGGTGAGTTTGCCAATGAATGTAAACAAAATAAAATTTTAGGCGGTAAAGTACCAGTTCGATTTTATTCTAAAGATTTTCCTGAAGAATACAGACATCCTTACTTTCTAATTACAGCCGGACATTTGTACAAGAAAAAAGACTTTAGAGCTCAATTAGGCTTGGAAGATGCATTTGTAATGGGTGACTCCGGTGGTTATCAAATTGCAATGGGTGCTATTAAGTGGGACATGAATATTCGACATGAAATATTTGAATGGTTGGAAAACAATTCAGATCTTGCAATGAATATTGATATTCCGCCATACGGTGATATGGCCGGTAAGTTTGATCAATGTTTAACTATCAGTGTAGACAATTTCAAATATTTTGCAGACAAGCAGACCGGTAAAACCAAATTTCTAAATGTACTTCAAGGTAACAATTACAAGCAAAGATTGAAGTGGTACAATGCTGTAAAAGACTTTGAATTTTCTGGTTGGTCACTAGGAGGTTGTAGAATTCCGTATCGCTTTTGTGCTGCTATCACTGCATTGGTTCAAGGTAAAGAACATCTAAATCCTAGAAATGAATACATTCACATTCTGGGTACTACAAAGATCAATGATTTCTTTTATTTGTCTCAATTGCAAAAATCGCTTTCTGAAGTCGGTTCCAATATGACTGTAACCACAGACTCTAGTTCACCTAGTAGATCGGTGGCATTTGGTCTTTATTATATTGGTGCCAATTTGAATATTGATTCTTTCAAATCAATTCATATTCCTAAAGCCAATTCTGCAAATAAAAAGTTTGTAGTTCCTGAATGTATTCAAACGATTTTACCGCATCAATATGATATGCCGATGCCGGTAGTTACTGAATTTGACAAACTGTTATCGCCTCTATATACTTATGGTGATTGCGTGAACAATGTAAATGACAGTACGATGTACATGTCTATGCACAATTTCATGTTGTATCAGGATGTTATGAAGACGGTATCCAATTACGTTAATCATCATGATTATCTGTTATCTCAAGTTTCATCGGCTACTACTAGAAAGGTGATGAAAATTATTGATGAAATTGTTAAGTCTGATGATCCTGAAAAAGTACTTCATGCAAATGAATCGTATTTGGTTTCATTGAGTACAGTCGTTAACAGATCCAATTCAACTGAATCTGTACATAATGAATTTTTCGATATCAAATGATTTTAATATCTTTAAGTTATGAATAGTAAAACAATACAATTAAAAGAAGGTCAATTAGAACAGGCCGCCGAACAGTTTGGTTTATTTTTGAAAGCGATTGGTTTTGAAGATTATGAAAACAATCCGCACATGGCTGATACTCCGATGCGAGTGACTAAAGCGTATGTAGAAGATCTTTTCAAAGGATTGTATACAGATGCTCCGAAAATTACTGCCTTTGAAAATACTAACGGATATGACGGTATAGTTTTTCAGGGTGATGTTGAAGTGAAAAGTTGCTGCTCGCATCACTTCCTACCGTTTGTCGGTAAGGCGCATGTAGCTTATATCCCGGGCCCGGACGGTAAAGTAATTGGTTTGTCAAAATTGAATAGAATTGTAGAATGGTTCGCGAGACGCCCTCAGGTTCAGGAAAACCTAACAATGGAAGTTCACAATTATATTGACACCGTATGTACTGGTAATAGAGGCGTTGCTGTTATGATTCAAGCTAAACATATGTGTGCTTCATGTAGAGGTGTAAATCATGATTCTACAATGATGACTGCAAAATTATCCGGAGCATTTGAAACTAATGATGCTACTAGAAATGAATTTTACAAATTTGTGGAACGACTATGATTAATGATGATTCTATTTTGATTTTAGGCCTCGGCGGTATCGGTAAATTGTACAATCGAGTTTGCAATACTTTATTGGGTGAAGATCGAGTTTATACAGTAGATCCAAATCCTGCAGCAGATGCGATGTTCACAGAAATTCCTGAAGGTTGTAAATTTAAATTGGGTATCATCTGTACTCCGAATTATCTGCATGAAAGTCAAATCAAATTTCTGTTATCAAACAATATCTGTAAAATTGTAATGGTTGAAAAGCCCGGTGTTGTTGATGTAACTATATGGGAGGAATTGCAGCTTCGATATCCGGATCGACTGATAATGGCTAAAAACAACTGCTATCGACCGGAACTGTATGATGCAATATTGAATAGTCACGGTAAATCAATTACTTCAATCAATTTGAATTGGATTTGTAAAGATCGAGTCCCTTCACCAGGTTCTTGGTTTACCAATTCAAAACAAAGTTTAGGAGGTGTATCTGTAGATTTGATGCCACATTTAATTAATGTAGCGACGGAATTGTTAGAACTATTTCCATCCGGGTTCGATCAAGTAACTGACATTACTGCCATTAAACAGCAGTTATATACTTTATCAGATGTCAATTCCACTGAATACGGTACTATTAATAAAGACGGTATTTATGACGTAGACGATCAAGCTGTATTACAATTCAGATATGAAAACATTCCAATTACTTTGGTAGCAGCTTGGAAGTCAAATCTTGAAAGCGATTCAATTAAATGGTCAATTACATTTTCCGATGATTCTGTATATGAGATCGAATTAGGATTATGTCCAGAGACTGCATATGAAAGTATGATTGCAAATATACTGGAAAATCAACACACGGAATGGCATATAGATTTAGACATGTTCACTCATAAACTGCTAAGTGCATTTAAAGTGGATTCATTCGACATTCACAATGATACTAGACCTTAACATTAAAGTTACAATTGAAATTTTTCAAGAACCTTTTTGTTAAGGTTCTTTTTTACTATATTTAACAAAATAAAAAAGTTAGTTATGACACAATTTGAACGAGTAGTCACGTTACATTCATTTAATACTGGAAGTATTGAAGAAGTGGTATGGGAAAGACCTCATATCAATCCTGATGAGGTAGTAGTAGAAACCAAATTATGCGGTTTCTGTAGAAGCGATGTAGGATCAGTTGCTAGATTTGAAGCAATGCCGTACAGTGATGCGGAGAATCCTAATGGTAAAATCGGAGGCCTCGGTCATGAAGGTTTAGGCGTTGTAGTAGAAGTAGGTGACAATGTTACTGACATTAAAGTTGGTGATGTAGTATCTACATGGGGCGATCCGGCATTTGCCTACAAGTATAATGTAAAGGCGAATGAAGCAATAAAAGTACCTGAAGTGTCTCCGAAGTACATTTTACAGCCGACTGCCTGTTCAATCAATATTGCAATGAAAACTATTGATGCGTGCAGTAAAATAAATGCATGTAATTCTCCGAAAATTTTATTGTTAGGAACTGGATTCATGAGTTTGATTATCGGTCAATACTTTAAAAATTGTAACATACAATTTGATGTGGTAGGCTCGGCAAACAAACGAGATTGGCATGAATTGTATATTCAATTGAAAACCATCGATCAAATAGCCGGTAATCAGTATGATGCAGTTATTGATTTGACTTCGAAAGCTGCAAATTGGGACTTGATTGCAGATCTCAATCTGTTGAAGCCGGAAGGAATTTTGTGTTACGCTTCCACTCCATATACGCCGGTAACAACCAACTTCTTCAAACAATGTTGGAATTGTTATACTATCATTATGCCGTCGCCTCGTAATTCAGACTTCGATCAAATTATGCGTAAGACTGCATTACTAATTCGACTTGGAGCAATCAATCCAGCACCATATTGGACTAAAGGATATGCAAGGTCTTCAATGGATGAAGTACTTCAAGCATTCACTGATGGATTGAATAGAACCCCGGATTACATTCGCGGATATATTGATTACACCAAATGATTTTATTATCTTTAATTTATGAAAACAGTATACATAGTTGATTTAGAATCAATTGAAACTCGTTATACGAGTCAATGGGCATGGCATATTCCGAATGTATTGAATGATTACATTCATTCTAACAATTTGCAAGATAAGTATCGAGTTCAAACCATATCCGGTACCAATGATATTCCGGAGGCCACTACTCCCGGCGCATTTTTAAATTTCGGTGGTACTAACATTTACAAGTCTTCTCAACTCATTGAAATTGGTAAAATGTTTTGCGATGGTACTGTAAAGGCAGGTGATGTGTTTCTATATACGGATGCATGGAATCCTACCATACTTCAATTGAAATACATGAGCACTCTGTTGAACATTCCAGTATCAATTGTCGGTATTTGGCACGCTGGTAGTTGGGATCCTAACGATTTTATTGGTAGAGTTGAAAACAAACAATGGATCAAACATTCTGAACTCGCTTTACTGACGTCAATCAATTACAATTTGGTTGCCACTGAGTATCATGCAGAATTGATTCACAATTACTTTGATCGCGATGCTATTATTGATTTATGGAAGACCGGATTTCCTTTTGAATATCTGCAGTCCATGATCACTCCGGGTACGAAACGTGATATGATTTTGTTCCCACATAGAATTGCGCCTGAAAAACAATTGTCAGTGTTTAAACAATTGTCTGAAATGTTGCCTCAATATGAGTGGGTAGTATGTCAAGAAAAACAGTTGACTAAAAATGAATATCATCAGTTATTGAGTGAAGCGAAAATAGTATTTTCTGCAAATCTTCAGGAAACCTTAGGTATTAGTATGTATGAAGGAGTATTAGCTGAAGCTATCCCGGTTGTACCTGATAGACTTTCATATACAGAAATGTACTCTGATGAATTTAAATATACAGATTCAGCAAGTATTGATGAAATCGCAAAACACATAACTCACGTAATGGAAAATTATGAATCATATAAAAGTAAACTACCACTGTTAAAGCTCAAACTCGATGAGCAGTTTTTCTCCGGACACTCCATGTATGACATAATTTTTAAACTAGCATAATGTATCAAAACATATATTACGATCGAAATACCAATTTAATTCACCTTTGGGATGACACTAGAGGTTATTTGAAATTCGCATACAACCGTTACGGATATAAAAAGGCTGATAACGGTAAATTTACAGCTCTAGACGGAACTAGACTACAGAAAGTTCAACGCTGGTCAAAGGAAGATGAAGCTGCAGGCAGCATGTATGAATCGGATCTTAGACCGGAAATGCGAACTCTGATAGACATGTATTTGGATTCTGATGACATTTCTACCAATCATAGAAATCTTTTTATAGATATTGAAGTTTCATCGGAAGGAGGTCACGCTACTACCAAAAACGTGAAAAATGAAATTACTGCAATTTCAATGTATCAGCAGGCTGATGACAAGTTTTACACATTACTACTCAACCCGGAAGGAAACTTAAAAGACTTCAAGAAAGATAAAGTTCAAGTATTGGTTTATGAAACTGAAGATGAACTGCTTCAATCATTTTATTCATTGTATACCAATTATCAGCCCACTATTATTACTGGTTGGAATATAGACGGTTACGATATACCGTACATATACAATCGAACCAACATGGTTTTAGGTGAAACGTATGCTAATCTTCTTTCTCCGATTGAAATAGTTGAAACTGACAAATTCGGTATAGTAAAGATTGCCGGTGTAGCTTGTCTCGATTATTTGGCATTGTACAAGTTGTATACTTATTCAGAAGAATCTTCATACAGATTGGAAGCTATTGCAAGAAAAGAATTGGGTAGAGGTAAAGTGGAATATGAAGGCTCATTGGATCAATTGTATAAAACGGATATTGACAAGTTTATTGATTACAATGTTTGCGACGTTCAACTCATTATTGATTTGGATAAAAAGCTGCAATTCATACAGCAAGCAATGGGTGTAGCTCATAAAGGTCATGTCCCATACGGGGACGTATACAAGTCGACTAGATTTCTAGATGGAGCTTGTATCACGTTTATTAAGCGTCGAGGTCTCGTAGTACCCAATATTAATAGAACTGTTACAGCGGTATCTGAAGAAGATCAATCTGAATCCGGTGGTGATTTTGAAGGTGCATATGTAAAAATTCCTGTACCCGGTAGATATGTATGGGTTTATGATATAGATATGTCTGCTCTGTATCCTTCAGTGATTAGATTGTTGAACATATCACCGGAGACAAAGGTAGGTAGAGTTTCAAATTGGGATTCAATTAAAACGCATTTCGTAAATGGTACGACTTCCACAGAACGCGTTATAATACCTGGAATATCTTTGAATATCAAAGTCCATGAATTACGAGACTGGTTGATATCGAATACCTATAGCATTTCTAGTATAGGTGTTATATATGATATGAAGAAACCCGGTATAGTACCTACCATATTGACTACATGGATGCAGGAACGAGATGATTATCGAGCTTTATCCAAACAATTTGGTAAGTCCGGTGATATAGATAAAAGAAATTTCTACGAGTCAAGACAGTTGACAATGAAGATTATCAACAATTCATTGTACGGTGTATTGGGTAACAGAGGATTTAGATTTTATGACTTGGATAATGCTGAATCAATTACTACTACCGGTAAGAGTGCATTGATGAATCATGCTGAACCTAGAGCCAATAGATGGTATTTGGAAAAGTTAGGAATAACCGGAGACAATGTTATTTACGTTGATACAGATTCGGTATTTTGTTCAGCATTACCGGTGATAAATCATATGGAGTCGGTAATGAACAGAGAGTTGTCGTATGAAGAGAAACGAGATGCCACGTACAAGACTGCCATATCAGTGGAACAGTATATCAACGATACATTCACTGAACATACAATGTTACATCATAATGTGAAGAACAATATATTGACTATCAAACAGGAATATGTGTCAGAAGCAGCTTTCTGGGTGACAAAGAAACGATATGCTCAAAAAATTGTATTGGAAAAAGGCGTTTCAATTGAAAACATCACTAACGGTAAATCTAAATGGAAGCTGGATGTAAAAGGTATGGATTCAGTTCGATCAGACTTTCCGAAAGCATTTCGTAAGTTCATGTCTGAAATGTTGATTTTGATTTTAGATGGAGTTGATAGAAATGTATTGGATACCAAGATCAATGAAATGTATGAAGCCATGAATTCAGTGGAACTGTTTGATATCATGTTCCCGACAGGAGTAAAAGAAATTAGCAAATATCCATCGCTCGGCCTGTTTCAAAGATCAAAAGGTACTCCGGCTCACGTGAAAGCTGCATTAAATTACAATGATTTCATTACAATGATTCAAAGTACTGCATTGCCATTCAATGACGGTGACAAGATTATGTGGTGTTATTTGAAACCCAATAAATTTGGTTTGCAAAATATTGCTTTACGAGGCTATGAAGATCCAATCGAAATCGTTAAATTTGTGAATGATTTTATTGATCGAGAATCAATATTTGAGAGTGCCTTATTCAATAAGTTAAATGATTTCTATTCCGCATTAAAGTTCGGTGAAATCACATTAAATAACAATGTTAATGAATTTTTCTCATTCAATTGATATGAAAACAGAAATTATAGTTACACTTGCAGTAGACGGTATTCATAAGTTCCCAGCTGCTCATCAACTGTTTCCGGAAGTTGCATTTCTTTCCTATGATCACAGACATGCATTTCACTTCAAGATTTACAAATTGGTTCAACATGATGATCGAGATGTAGAGTTTATCATGTTTAAACGAGATGTTTTGCAATACTTGAACAAGTATTATGATACTGAACTTAGAAGTTTAAACTTCGGTGCTAGGTCCTGCGAAATGTTAGCCAAAGAAATTTTGTTGCAATTCGACTGTACTCAAGTTGAAGTATGGGAAGATCTGGAAAATGGTGCTAGAGTTACTAAATGAAATTGATAGTAGTATTCGAAGATCAACTTCGAACTATTTATTGGATTGATAATCTGATTGATCGACTTTCCAATGAAAAGACGCAAGTAATTAGATGCAGTTCTCAAACTGAATTGAATTCAATATACAGGCAGCATGGTAAAAAAATGAACTATGCTAAAATTATTGTATTGAATTCAATGAGTGAAGCGCCTATTTCAATAGTCAGATTGAACGATTACTTTCAAGTGAATCCGAAGACTGTATTACTTTGGCCATACATGGAACAGTTTGATTCGAGTTGGTGGCTTCATATAAGTAGAGCTGTATACAAATTGTCCGGGCTATGTAGTGTTGTATTGAATGAACCGTATATCATTGACAAGTTCTATTCAAGTATACCGAAGAACAGTATGATGAATGTGATATTCACTTCATATCCGGTGATATATCCGAATACAGGACTGAAAGTGAACAAATCAAACTCAATAGCAATTCATGCGCCTGAGTACATGTTACATGATATAGAACAGATTTCTATCATCTTGTCTAAAGAAACCGGATACACTGTAACGCCATTATCTATACCAGGTAAACTATGTGACGGTAACAAGTTCATGCAATTCGTGAATGAATGTAAAATTTTAATTGATTTACATCCGGTATCATGGTTAGGTGAATCGTTGATTCAGGTGTCAAACAGAGATTGCATTGCAGTTACTGAGAAAATTGGTTACGGGTATTTCGCTCGAAACTGCGTGCATGATTTGAAATATCATATTGATGTAAAATCATTCAACTCAATACCTGATTTTGTTACTGCATTGCCATCGATAAAGCACATGGTCCATGAAATTATACAATCGTATGATTCTATCATATCAGAAAACAAAAGCAGGATTGATCGAATTGTAGAAACCTGTTTTAATCCTGATAAATTTATTGAAACTTTATAACGATTTACTTATATTAATCAAAAATTAAATAGTATGAAAAAAGAACACTTACTGTCATTTATTGACAAGTATCATTTGTCAGGCAATTGCGAGTCTGCTAAATGGGTTGTAACTGCAAACACTTTGCAAACTTCATTTTTAACTTCTGACAGAAATGTGATCGGATCAGTATCATATGCAAGTCCAGAGCTTCCGGATATTGAGCTAGGTGTATATAATACCGGTCAATTGATCAAATTGATGTCGGCTCTAGATTCAGATGTGAATGTCAATTTCAAGAAAGCAGACAAACAAGTGTATGCAATGGAACTTTCAGATTCAAATACTACAGCTTCATACATGTTGTCTGATTTGTCTGTAATTCCTGATGCTCCTAGTTTGAAGAAGCTTCCAGATTTTGATATCAAAGTTGAACTTTCAAAAGAGTTTACAAGTAGATTCATCAAATCTAAAAACGCTTTGCCTGAGTCTGATAATTTTGCAGTAGAAAGTGATGGTAGTACTTGCACATTGACAATCAATTATGCAAACATCAATACCAATAAAATCACGTATGCTGTAAAGAGTGTAGAAACTCCGAACAAAATGTCTCCGGTATGTTTTTCTGCGAAATTGTTCAAGGAAATTCTAGAAGCAAATAAAGATTGTACTGGATGGTTGGAAGTTTCATCAGCCGGTTTAGGTCGAGTTACTTTGAAAAATGATTCTTTTACAGCAGTATATTATTTAGTTAAACTTACAATTAATTGATAATGTTCAATCAAAATCAAGAACATTCATTATGGACTGAAAAGTATCGTCCTAATCAACTAGAAGACTACGTTGGTAATGATCACATCAAGAAAAATGTTAAACATTATCTTGAAACTGATGATGTGCCGAATCTTCTATTAGTGGGTACAGCTGGTACCGGAAAAACGACTATTGCAAAATTGATTGCCAATAACATTGATTGCGATCTGCTTTATTTGAATGCTTCAGATACCAACTCAGTGGATACGGTTCGAGAGCAAATCAAATCGTTTGCTAGTAGCATTGGTTTCAAGAAATGGAGATTAGTGATATGCGATGAGTTTGACTTCATGACACCTAATGCACAAGCTGCATTGCGTAATTTGATGGAAACTTTCAGTAAAACCTGCAGGTTCATTTTAACCGGTAATTACATTGAGAAGATCATTGAACCAATTCAATCTAGATGTCAGGTATATTACGTTACTCCTCCTTCCAAGAAAGATGTTGCCATTCGAATGGCTAACATATTGAATCAGGAATCAATTCAATATACACCTGAAGATTTGGTTGCAGTAGTTAATACAGGTTATCCGGATATTAGAAAAGTGATAAATGCCTGTCAGCGTCAATCTACTACAGGTACATTGATTGTTGATACTGCCACTAAAATTGAAATGGACTACATGACTTCAATTTTGGAACAATTGAAAAATCTGAAAGATAAAAAATCTGCATTTGCCAATATTCGACAAATTCTAGCAGACAGTAAGGTTAGAGATTTTACTGGATTGTATTCCTACTTGTATGAAAAATTGGATGAATTTGCAGTAGGTCATATTGGAGCTGTAATATTGATTATTGCTGAACATCAAGCATTGGAAAATCAGGTAGTAGATCGGGAAATCAATGTGGCGGCTATGATGGTTAAATTGATCAATGAACTGTAGTTCATTTTAAAAATTCAATTTCATATACCGGATGCAATTCATTCCATCGATGAATTTTATCGAAAACAAATCGACCGGTTACTGCTATTGAATCACCGACTTTAGGAATTTGAATTTGATTCTTATAACTAACACAAGCCGGTATTGGAGCAGACTCTACACATACAATTTCCAAAACCATACATGAATCCTGTTTGGTAAAGTTTCGTTTATGAAGTAAATGCAACTCAGAAATTTTCATTCGAATGTGAATGTCGCCATCAAAGCAAGATTCAATTGAATGAATTTCACCAATCAATTGCATCGTGTCTTGCAATGTTTCCAATCGATACGAGTTATGTACTTTAGAATTTAAATCAAACTTTGAATTGCTGCAACAAATCAACATGGTGTACATGAAAAAGAGAACAACTCGCATAATATTTTTTGATAAATATTGATCGTTTATTTGAACTTTAGTTTGATTATATTAAATTTACATTATGAATTGGATTGAATTGTTAGGTTGGCTGGCTACCATTATGGTAGTTTCAGGTTTCATATTGAATGCATACAAACATCATTCGATATCTATTGCATTATGGATTTTAGGTGACTCAATTTGGATTGCTTATGACGTGGTTCGAGGCATTTATCCGCATCTATTTCTGAGTGTCGTTATTATTTTAATTAACATTTTCGGTTTAATCAAATTGAATAAATGATTCACTTTCTGTTTCACGCAATCGGCCTTTGCCCGGATTCCATGCTACATGTAGACTTGATGGATATACTACCTTATTACGCTCACACTCTACATGTATGTTCTTCTTTTCTTTTTCAAATATCAAATTATATTAAATCATTAAAAGCACTTATATGAGCTTAATTTCACCCAACGGGGCACCAATGTCGTCCGGTAAAGCAGTTACTACAAAACCGGGTATCGATTTGTCAGTAGCAATCGACATTCTTTGCGAATGCGGTAATAAACTGTTCATGCCACTGATGCGATTTAAAAAGATTCCGGCAGTAGCATCACCAACCGGTCAAGAAGCAATTATACCGGCTCAAGTTTTTGCATGCAGTAGTTGCGGTGCAGTACCTGAAATGTTAGATATCGATTAATATGGCTAAAAAAGTATCGAAATCACCGGATACTATCACCAAGCCGGCCACTCTATTTGATCATTTAGAGTTTATTCAGCACAAGAAACGTGGGTGGGACGAGTTGACAGAATCTGATAAAAAGACTTGGTCCACTTACATGATCAATCGATATCTTTCAATGAGTACCGAATACATTGACTTGGTAAACATGTTGCAACGATATACGATTGGTATGAATAACAGAGATGTTTACAAATTGTATTTGGATCTGCTACCGGCTAAAAAACAGTTTCTGAAATACGTGAAAGGTAAATCGGAAGACAAATATTCGCAACCATTAATTGACTTGATTTCAAATCATTTCAAGTGTAGTAGTGCTGAGGCCATCGAAAACATTGAATTGATGTCAATTATTGACAACAATGAACTGCCTAGCATTCTCAAGAAGTACGGTAAAAGTGATAAGGAAATTGCAAAATTGTTGAAGGATGTTTGATTCATTCAAAGTTTTGGATTCAAATTATCGAAAATTTCATCCGAATAATCTCATCGTACGAGGTGCAGTTATAACCGATGATGAATGGAACTTATTGTGGTCTGGAGATTTGGATTGCACATTAGATATTACTATACTTAAGAATGCATCGAAGATACTAAACAAACAACTATTTGTATTGTGGTCTTTAAAAGATTATCAAATTAAAAGTAGAATGTTTGTACTTCGAATTAATTTTGACTTCATTGAATTGGGATATGAAGTTGAAAGGTACATTGATTTAAAAACTTTAAAATACCATTAACATTATGTACGTTGACATCGACATTGACGGCTTTCTATCAGGTTGTTCTAAACATGACATTGAGGATATCATAGAATCATTAATAGCAGACGGTTGGCTACCTGCAAAATCTGCTAAACCATCAGGTACATATTCAGACTGGTCTAATGAAATTTCATGTACAGATTCTGATTGGTCTAAAACTTTAACATGTTTATCAGAACCATGGAGATTGACGACTGAAGAACTGAACACTATTAAATCAATTGCAAGTAAGTATGAATACCTTGTTTGATTCAATAAATGAAATGATCAAATCAATTCGAGTAGAAATCAAATCAATTCGAGTTGGTTTGATCAATCTGTATCGATGGTTCCCGGTAATATGGAAAGATCGAGATTGGGATGATCATTACATTGTTGAAATTTTGATCAAAAAACTGGAACATCAGCGCGATTTCTTCAAATCAAATAAAGCTTATAGTGCAAATGCAAATGAAGTTGCATCAGAAATTCAATATGCAATTGATATGCTACGTAAAACGCAAGATTCATTTGATCATTATGAACTACCGGCCACAGAAGCTTTAGATTTGAAATGGGGCGTACGAGACATATCATTTGTTCCAATTGAGGGTACTAATTTGACAGAAATGAAATCGAATATACCGAATGTCAAGAACGAAGAGGATAAGAAACAATATTCAAAAGAATTTAGAGAATCATTGCAGTCTGCTCGAAATCAATATATGGAAGATAAAAGAAAGGTGTATACATTTATTGCGGAAAATATAGATAAGTGGTGGGATTAACTAACAAAACAATAGAAAGTTATGAGTAATAAGATTATAAAACACAAAGACCCCTTCTTGGGTGAAATAGAACTCAAAGAAGTTGGTAGAGTTGTTATGGACGCTTTCTTTAATGAAAATGTTTATTATGTAATGGAATCTGAAAAATATAAACATAAAGGTATTGATTGTGGAATATGGTATACAAATACTTTAAACGAAATGAAATGGATGAGGAAAGAAGAAATGTCCATGATTAAAGGGATTTATGAAGCTCTAACTAAAATAGAAATATGAATAAAGAAAAAATACAACAAGAATTAATATCCAAATTACTAAAGGTGTCTCAGGAAATTGACAAAACACCTAAAGCTAATTATATACACCTTTCAGAAAAATACATCCAAAGTAAGGCTGACGAAAATGGTATTACATTTGATGAGATGGTAGATATTATTGAAAACGAACTAAACCCAAAACAATAGAAAGTTATGAATAAGGAACAAGCAAAAGACGAACTAATCAGAGTACTAGAAGGTCAAGTGATGGACTTATCAATGATGTCTAAAATTGAATTAGGTGATGATGTAATTGCTAAGATTAAAAAATTAAAAGCTATTATCAATGAATAATTTAATCATATTAACAAAAGAGAATATCAACGACTATCAACTCACAGAATCATTTCGTAATGATGTGTTAGTATATGATGATCAAAATATAATCAATGCATATACCCGATTTGAGTTTGCAATCGATCCTAATACAAAACAACTATATTCAAGACATATAGTTTTAGGTAGATTTAAAGAATGGAAAGAATACTCTTTATCAAAATCAAATTAAAAATGAACAACCTAGATAAAGCATATATCGTTGACGGAATCACGATTAATAAAACTGACAAAGGATATAGGGTATTTACAATTCCAACCCAACATTTTGATATAGTTGATTTGGATGAATTAACCAATGATAGATTTGACCGTGAAATCAAAAGACAGGAACGATATGAAAAAGATAGTTCTGAATTAATTAATTTATATTTGAGTGAAAATGAATAACTTAGACAAACAATACACCAACCTCCTTCAAGACATACTTGATAACGGTGTAAAAAAAGGTGACCGTACAGGTACAGGAACACTATCAGTATTCGGTAGACAAATCAGACACAAAATGTCAGAAGGCTTTCCGTTGCTTACCACCAAGAAAATGTATTGGAAAGGAATTGTGACGGAGTTGCTCTGGTTCCTACGTGGTGATACAAATATCAAATACCTTGTTGATAATGATTGTCATATATGGGATGGTGACTGCTACCAAGCCTATTTAAGAGAATGTGAGAAGATGAAAAAAGATGAAAATAATTTATAGTTTTTGTAATCATCACCATATTTATAATAAAAGAAAATATGGAAACAAAATACTATTTGTACATCAAAACTAGTCCATTTGGATTGAAATACTTAGGTAAAACAACTAAGAATCCATTTACCTATTTGGGTAGTGGCAAGATTTGGAAACGTCACATTGCCAAGCATTCTTTAACATTTGAAGATATTGAGACTGAAGTTGTTTTTGAGACAGATGATATAAATCAATTAATTAAAAAAGGTATAGAACTTAGCCTTTTATATAACATAGTTGAATCAAAAGAGTGGGCCAATTTACGTGAGGAAAGAGGTGATGGTGGAGATACTTCTAAGTTTATAGATTTTTCAAATCCAATATTTCACAACCCAGAGCGTAGTAGGCATTTGAATAGTTTTATTGATGAGGAAGATAAAAAACAGAAACTAAAAGAAAGAGCCTCTAAAATAGATTATAAAAACCCAGAACGTATTAGAAAAATAAAAGAAAATACAGATTGGGAAGAAAAAGAAAAGAAAAGATTAGAGAACACCGATTACTCAACTTTTTTATGGAAAACTCACGAAAAGAATAAAAAACCAGTTTTACAGTTTGATATGGATGGTAATTTTTTAAATGAGTTTGATTGTGCAGCAAACGCTGCAAGGTCCTTAGGATTTAATAACGGTGGAAATATAACAAATTGCTGTAAAGGTAGATGTAAATCATCTATGGGTTACACATGGAAATATAAAGATAAAAATGAAAGCAACTAAAAAAGATTTACACGAAAGTGGTAGAGTATTATCTAAAGAAGAATTCATCAACAAAATTAAAACCGACGATGAGTTTGCTAAGAAGTGGGGGTCACTCGGGCCCGTGTATGGCAAGCAGTGGCGAAGTTGGGGAACAAGAGAATGGGTACATTTATCAGCTACTGATGAACGTCCTGAAATGGATGCTTTAATGCCTGCTTATATAGACCAAATCGCAAACTCAATCAATCTACTTAAAACAGACCCAGACTCAAGACGAAATAAAGTTTCAGCGTGGAATGTTGGAGAATTGGATGAAATGGTACTTCCACCTTGTCATTATGGATTTCAAGTTTATACAAGAGAGTTGAGTATAGAAGAACGTTGTAATATAGCAAATTTTGCACCTTTTGACGATAGATTCCCAGATGGAAATGGTTTTAAATGGGATGAACATACAATCAATATTGCCGAAGATTGGTTAAAACAACATCATCCAAATCTACCAACCCGAGCAATCTCCCTAATGTGGAATCAACGCTCCGTGGATACGCCACTCGGTCTCCCCTTCAACATCGCTTCTTATGGTCTACTATTAGAAATCATTGCCAAAGCAGTAAACATGGTTCCTGATGAACTAATAGGTAATTTGGGTGATACACACATTTATTTAAATCAAATTGAGGGTGTAAAAGAACAGATTGGTAGAGATTTAACATTAAAAGAAAGATTTGAGTTATGGGAACAGCTTCCAGATAGAGATGTTATGGATTTTCCAATAGGCCCACTAACGGATGGACAATATCATGATGTACTTAATCAATTAGGCGTTCCCACGACAACTAGAAATCCGTATCCACTTTCAACATTAAACATCAACACAGAATTTTGGCCTACTCAATCAGGTGAATGTGGTGTGGGTGAATTGACAGATAATATTGATTTTCTTATTAAAGAAATGAGAATTGAAGATTTTCAAATAGAAAATTATCAATCGCATCCAGCAATAAAGATGCCGTTATCAAATTAAAAATTATAAGTTATGGGTTCAGTAATAGATTATCCGGAATGTCCTAATTGCAAACACGAAGCATACAGCGACTTCTACTACAAAACAGGTGAAGAATACATTAACTGCAACAATTGCGGTTATCATTATTCAGCAACTATTAAAAATAGAAACAAAAAATTATCAGAATTGACGGAGACGGATTGGAAAATTACGGAGCTAAAAAACCCATATGGTGCATTCCGATACAAAATGGCCGGGGATGTCAGTACATGTTGTGGTTCATTAGCAACAGCAGAAGATGCTGATAGGTTTCGGATAGAAATGAAACTTGAGTATCAAGGCCATGTTGAATTTGCACAAATAAGTAGATTAGTTGACGGTGACATTGTTGTAGAAAATGTTGTATAAAGACTATTAACACCCAACAATTAAAGCCGTTTTATCGAATTGATCGATATTTATTAATATGATACGATTAATTGATTTATTAGTAGAAGCTTCAAATAATCCTATTACGGCATATCGATTAGAAGATGATAATGGATTAGGGCCTTTTCGTGAAGAAATTGCTAAAAAGATAAAAAGTCAAAGCAAAGAAGATTATTCTGCATATAAAAAATTATATAATCGTATATCTAAATTACATAAAGCCGTTATAGTTAAAGTACCAAAAGGATATGTATTTGGATTTAGATCAAAAGATCAATTAAATAATTGGTTTACTAAAGAAGATTTGACATTACTTGGTAAGTATAAATTTTCTATTAAACGATATACAAACGTATTTAACTATTATGGTATCATGGATAGAGAGATAATCTTTAAAAAATAATTTATTAATATGACACGATTAAAGGATTTATTGAAAGAGGTATATTATGCTCCCCTATATCATTCTACTACTTACTCGAGATTTTTATCTATTATGAATGACGAACTAATAAAACCTAATTCATTGGGATATATATTTCTGACAAGAGATAAAAATTATAAAGTAGGTGGTGAAACAACACCTATAGTGTTTAAAGTAGATCAAGAAAAAATCAGACAACGTTATAAAATTTTTCCTAGAGTAGGAGATATATCTAATACTAATAAGAGAGTTGAAGCCGAAGAAGTTGTTAAAGGCCAAATACTATTAGAATGGGTTGAAAAAATTCAAGTACCTAAATCTATAATTAATCGAATAATTGAAAGCATACAAACCGCTGAAGAAGGATTGGAGTGGGCTGAACAGCAATATTCTAAAACAAAAAATGAAAGATTTAAGAAAGGAATAGAAAGTCGGCAAAAAGATATAGAAATATATAAAAAAATACTCAACCATCCTAAATTATCAATCACACCCAACAATTAAAGCACCTTTATCAAATTAATCATATTTATTATTGAAATTACAAATCATGAAACTAGAACAATTCAAACAAATTATTAGAGAGGAAATCAATAAGGTATTAAACGAAGCTAATACTCCTACTTGGTATCCGAAAAAAATCTCTGTATTAAAGGACATTTACGTCGGTGAAGACATGAGTTGGACTTCCGTCGGTACAAATTCCGACGATTTTGTAGTATCTAAAGGAGAGGTAATCAATTTGTACAAAGACGGTTCCTCCAGTAAATCTAAACCTGCATTCTACGAAGTGAATGTACTGCAAAGTAATAAAAATCGAAGATCTCCGAAATCTAATAGTAAGGACATTATGGAATTTCCATTAAAAGAAATTGCACAATTACTCAAGCAGAAAGCTATAAAGATTCTAGATAAAGGCATGTACGGTCATGACATCACGTTGAATGCATTAATTAAAAAATAATATCATGAAAAAATCAGAATTACAACAAATAATTCGCGAAGAGATTCGAAAAGTTTTAATTGAATCTACCGATGATCAATTAATTAAATCATTGGAACAGAAAAAATTGATTGATCACTCTAAAAAAACAATCAATTTAGGTTTAGTAAACAGTTGGAATACTACATATAGTAAATTTCACGAAGATTTATCGAAATTGACAATTCCTAAAACTTACAAGGCCACACAACAAGGTAGAAGTTATACAAAGTATCAGTATGATGTAACATTAAATGGTGAAACGTATACGGTATTTTATTCAGCTGATTCAAGCGACTAAATCATGAAAAAATCAGAACTAAAACAGATAATTAGAGAAGAAGTTCGCAAGACACTTCATGAAGTGAACAAGTATGATATAATGGCAGTCGTGTCCGATATCAAACGATTCAATCGAAATGAATTTGATATGAGTGATTTGGTTTCAAGGACTTTAGTGAATTTGGAATTTAAAGAAACTCCGTACAACGTTAAAGTGATCAAATCGCATTTCATCAGTTCTATAGAAAATGATAAATTGCCGGCAGATGCTACAATGGTTAAAGAACTGTATGCTATGTTGAAATAATGGAATACATTAAAGGCGCTACAAAATTTACCGTTATCGGCAGGGATACTAATAACTTAAAACACACTGAATAAATATGAAGAGATCAGAATTAAAACAAATAATTCGCGAAGAGATTCACAATGTATTGAAATCATCGCGTAAACAAACATTCGAAAGTTTTTTGAATGAAAATTCTTCATATGCAGGTACACGATTCAAAACGCCTGAAGATGAACACGAGTATCTGGTTTCGACTAAACCAAAAAATACTTTTAAGCAGTTGATGCAAATATCAAAACCAATGCTCAAAAGATTTGTGCAACTTAAAGCTGAAGACATAATCGCATACGCTGCTGAAAAGAAAGATCCTAGCAAAACAAAACAGGTCAAAGAAGAGTTCAAAAAGGCTTTAATGCAAGATTCAGAGTTTTGGAATCTGTGGTCCAGCAAATGGCAAAACCCAGAAAGTGCACTGTCAAATCTTTTTCATACATTGTACTGGTATCACTTCGGATAATTTTAAATGATATTTTACCAATTAAATTAAGTTATGAAAAAATATTTATCGTTACTTTTGATATTAAGTAGTTATTTATCATTAGCTCAAACTGCTATTTATTCTGAGAATTGCGGGAATCCTGCAGCAACTACATCAGTAAATACTTACACCGGTTGGCAGAGGTATGGATCGCAAGTATATACAGGTAATGCCGATGTAAGAACTACGTTACCGTCTACGACTTACACCGGAGCTTCTGGATTAGGTAACATATTTGTAACTAGTACATTAAATACAAATGTCGTTATATCAAATATCAATACAACCGGATACACGAACTTAACATTATCGTTCGGACATTTAAAAACTACAAGTGCTTCAAACGGATCTCAATTGGCAGTAGAAGTTAGTACGGACGGTTCTACATGGACCACTTTAAGTTACTCAGTACCTACGGGTACTTCAACTTCAAATATTTGGAGATTAGTTACTCCGATCGGTACTATACCCAGTACAAGTAATTTAAGAATTAGATTTAGAATGATTGCAGTCGTCACAGGTTTGCAATTTAGAATTGATGACATCAAGTTGGTAGGCTGTGCAATACCGTCAGCTCCTACCTATACTATCAATACACCATCATGTCAATCTGCCACATTGACGTACGGTTCCAATACATATTTACAAACTTTAGAAACGGATACTAATAGAACGTTAAACTCTCCGCAGGCGTTCACGACTTCAGGTACTAGATATTTAAGAACTGTATCATCAGTTACCGGATGCACCTCAGTATGGTCAAATGCCACAAGCGTGCCGGTCAATGTAATACCGTTACCTACAATTACTCAGAACCCTAATAATGTTGAAACTTCAAATAGTTTAAATGCCACGTTTATTGCAAAGTCATCAAATGCTTTTTATTGGCAGACTTCAGTGGATTCAATAAATTGGACTATTGTAGATTCAATACAACGAGATACTTTAATGTTGCTTGAAGTCAATACCACAATGAACGGCAGGTTTTATAGAATAGCTGCCAATAATACTCCGTGCAGTGATACCGTGTATTCAACGCCAGCAAAACTTACAGTTCATTTATGGCCACTACCTGTTAAAATGATTTATTTTGAAGCAAATCAAATAAATGATATGGTCTCATTGAAATGGGCGACGGCTGTTGAATTGAACAATGATAAGTTTATTGTTGAAAGATCAGAGAATTGCAATTCATGGACAGAACTGGGACAAGTACGCGGAGTCGGTAATAACAATTCCAACTCATTTTATTCATTTGAAGATTACAATCCAAATCGCGGCGTGAATTATTATAGATTGAAACAAGTGGATTACAACGGAGTTCATGAATATTTCAATATAGTTTCTCTGTTTGTTAAAAATTCATTTGCTTCAAAAAAATATTATAACATTCATGGTATTGAAGTTGATAAACTAGAATTGAATAAAGTGTACATTGAGTTTGACCGGAACAGTTCTAGAAAAATAATGATGATAGACTGAAAACTAACGACTTGAAAATTTCTTTGTAGAAAGCTTGGTTATTCCAAGCTTTTTTCTTATATTAATATTCATTAATTAAGTATCAACCAAATCAATTCATGTCGATTCTAGAAAACAAGTTCGGGCAATCCGGTAGAAAGGGTCATTTCGGTGAAGTGGCTTTATATTCACTGCTCAAATCAAAATATTCAGAAGTTGTAGATCATCGACAAAATTTGTCTGTTCAATCGGATGGAGTTGATTTTTCAGTGAAACAAGACAATTGGCGTAAATTTATCACATTGGATTGTAAAAACAATTTGTTTGTTTCAGATAACTACTATTCACTTAAAATTGAATTGGAATCGAATGGTCAGCCCGGTTGGTTTTTCACTTCAAAAGCTGATAGAATTTATCATACCTCCACATACACCAAACAGTATGTGTACTACGATTTAAGTGTTGCAAGATACATGATAACGAAAGCTTTACTTACCGGAGTTAAATTCAATCCAATTCAATATCAAAATGATTTGTTGATTCAAATCAAATGGTCAGATAAAATGCCTCCCGGAATAAATGGTCCATTTAAATTCAATTGATTTTATTAATTTAAGAATATGAGAAGATTCGTAGTCGGTGATATTCACGGAGCCAATAAAGCGTTGCTTCAAGTGTTGGAGCGATGCAAGTTCAACAATGATACTGATCAATTGATTAGTTTAGGAGACGTTGTAGACGGCTGGCCGGAATCGTATGAAGTAGTTGAAACTTTGTTATCAATCAAAAATTTAATTGCCATTCGAGGCAATCATGATGAAATCTTTTTGAATTATTTGAAAACGGGTGTTGATGAGTTTGAAGGATCTCACGGTTCTAAGTATACGCATCAATCTTATAAGAATGCCGGTGGCGTACCGAACGAACATGTAAACTTCTTTGAATTGCAATTATCGTATTTTAAAGATCATCAGAACAATTGCTTCGTACATGGTGGATTCAATCGACATTATGAAATTGATAATCAATCGGATATAGTATATTCTTGGGATCGAGATTTATTTTTACAAGCGTTATCTGCTGCTAAAATCAACAATAACGAGTTCAATTTGCGATTTAAAGAGAATGTAAATCGAGTATTTATCGGCCATACACCTACTATCAATTGGAACGGTGCCGGTAACAAACCAATCGATACGCCTATATTTGCAGATCGAGTTATCAATTTAGATACTGGAGCAGCATTTACCGGTAAATTGACTATTATGGATGTTGATACTTTAGAATATTGGCAATCAGATATCGTTCGAGAATTGTATCCGTTTGATTATGGTAGAAATAAAACGACTTTCAAATGAATATCGAATTGAAGAAACTCACTGTAAAGAAACTACTCGACAATCAAAAGTGGTTACTTGAACAGCTATCGAGTAAAGATAGATAAAGAGGAGTTGAAACGTCGTGATATAACTTCTGTAAAAATTAATTTGAAATAATTTGACAGTTTCAATTGATATTCATATCTTTAAGATTATGAAAGCTATTATAGATATTGATAACAATTCATGATATTGTTTGCGAATGTGCAATTTTGGTTTTACACCAAACTCATCAATCACTATATTAGAAAGAATGATTTTGATCAAGTCGCAATTTACCTTGAAAAAAAGAAACAGTTAGCAAAAATTATTCGTAAAACATTGACAAGAAATGAAACGGCCCACAATAGAAATCACTGATATACATGGTAAGAATTATGGTGTATGCGACGTAACAGAAATCGGTTGGTCTCCTAATGGTGATCTCGTGACGGCCAAAGTCGATTTCATGGGAGACTATCGTGATTTAATGGTGATGTACGATATTGATTGTACTGGTACTTTTACAAATGCCCGCGGCAATCTTAAAGGAAAATTGATTTTTGAATAGTTTTCAAATAGTCAGGTGGCGTAATGGTGTACGCTCTGCCTTAGTACTGCGAGGTGTTAATCTATATGGTTGCTTGCGGGAATAGGTAGAATTGATTGTTGTAATCAAACAGGTTCGAATCCTGTCCTGACTGCAAAAATAAAAAATATGAAAAAGTTATTATTCACATCATTAGTATTATTATTTACATCATCATGTGCAGATCAACAGAAGAGAATGACTGCTCTTGAAAAAATTTATCCTAATTGTAAGGTTGAACCTGCAACAGGATTAATTCAACGCGATGGGTACGACTTTATAGTTATAGATTCAACCATGCAAATTATAGCAGTGTCTTTCTATCCTTTCAGTGAGACTAAAATACAATCATTAAGAAATATTAGATAGTAAACAGTCAGGTGGCGGAATTGGTTAGACGCTTGGGGTTGATGGATAGTGCACATAAAACATACAAGTAATTACCCTGTTACAAAATCCATCGTACACGTTCGAATCGTGTCCTGACTGCAAAAAATTAAAATTATGACTACTGTTAAAAAGTTAATCGAAGAGCTGAGTAAACTTGATCCGGATACCGTTGTTTTCATACCAGGATATGAGGGAGGATATAAATACGCGTCGACCGATTTAGACGTGTACAACTTTAATTTAGGTGTTAATTCTGAATGGTATTACGGCCCGCATCAATTAGCAGATAACGGTCCTGTAAAAGGTGTAATTCTATAAAAAAAAGTTTAAAAATTACTTGTATATTGCGAAAGTAATTCTTATATTTAAGTAAGTTAGTTGGGAATAGTAGTTCTAAATTGACTTGAAAAAAAAATAAAAATTATTTGTAAAAATTTGGGAATTTAGTTTGATTTCCTTATATTTATAATATAACGCAGAAGATAGTTCTTTAACATATTGGAAACGTATACGACGCATCGGTTGATTTGATAAAACGACTTCGGTTGAATAATTGATGAAACGATGATTAGTATAAATGGGCTGTGTATAGTCCATGGGCTAGTCCCAGAAAATAAACTGCGAAAGTAGGATAAAGTGGTCGATATGCTAAAATTGACTGCGGCTAAGTAATTAGCTTGAGTACAAGAGCGCGATATCATTGAGCCTGTGTAGTCGAGGGTGACACTGTAGATGAAATGGTTTGATGACCTGCCTATTGCGAATAGGTGGGTTGAGTTCGGGAGAACAATAAGAATAACGCGTGGAATTGATGCAAAAAGTAAGGTTTCCGACTTTACGATTGCGTAATTCAATGTCAGCGTTGACTTAACGTCGAAAGACATGATCTTGAAACGGGTGGTGCCGACTTGATCCTTATGATAGTGCACCAACACTATTTTATGAAGTTGACGTGAAACATGGGGATAGGGATATTCCAATTGGTAGTTTGGTATTTCGTGGGTCAAAAGCTTACGAAGCCTAGGGTGAGCCGCTACCGATGTAATTCGCAGCACAAACTTAAATTGTTCTTAAGTAAAATTAAAATAATTCAAGCACAAGTGCTCGCCAGGTGTAAGTCATCGACCACGAAGAAAGATGCCTACATAGTAGCCGGCTGTCGGCTGCCACTGAAGTTCGCAAGACTGATGTGATTTTTATGAAAGCTTTATAGTCCCGCAAGGATTAATTAGCCCGGCAGGGTTGAGTAGAGTGAATAGTAAGAGATTAACTTGCACCTCGAAGAGTGATTCACTTAAATAATCGGCATTGTCAGTATAGTATCTAAAAGATACTGGATACGAAGCTAACTCATACGGCTTCAAAAGAATTGACGCTGAACCTGTAATCTCAGGGTTCTATCCACCTATCTCGATTGTGTTATATACAGTCGAGATTTTTACTTTTCAGGCAAATTTACTTATAAATAGCATATGTTAACAGTAACCTTAATGAAAGGACTCCCGGGAAGTGGCAAGTCTGTATGGGCCAAAGATTTGGTTAGAAATTACCCGGATCAATACAAACGAGTAAGCAAGAATGACCTTAGAATGATGCTTGATGCCGGCAAATATTCAAGTGAAAATGAAGAATTCATATTGAATCTTCGCGATCAAATCATTTTATTAGCACTTCAATCAGGCAAAAATGTTATTGTAGATGATACTAACCTAGACCCAATACATGAAGCACATATACGTGACCTAATTAAGGGTAAAGCTCGATTAATCATTGAAGACTTTACTAATACTTCAATTGAAACTTGCATTAGCAATGACTTACGTAGATTGAACTCAGTCGGTGAACGAGTAATTCTGGCACTGTATGAAAAATGGATTGCACCGAAAGAAAACATTTGCAATCTATATACTGAGTGGTAGAATATAAATGTAATGAAATTTTAATTATTCAATAGATTTTTTTAACTTTACAATATGGCAGTTAAAGTAATTGATGGTGACATTATCAAACTAGCAAAGGAAGGTTGGTTTGATGTGATAGTTCATGGATGCAATTGTTTTTGCACCATGGGAGCTGGACTTGCTCCGAAAATGGCGGAAGCCTTTAAATGTAATCTCTTCGAAAAAGAGAAACCGCAGTATAGGGGAGATCAAAGTAAATTAGGTACTATTGATTATCAATGTGTAACTATTGTAATTGGTACTGATGAATGGGACATCAGTGAATTTGATTTAACTGTAGTGAATGCATATACTCAGTACAATTACAAGAAACGAGTGGATGATCCGCCGACTGTTGATTATGATGCAATTAAAAGTGTAATGATAGAACTCAATAAAACATTTGCAGGTAAGCGAATTGGATTGCCTAGAATAGGCTCAGGACTTGCAGGTGGTGATGAATCTATAATTGAATCGATAATTAGAGATCAATTAATTGATTGTGAGGTATATATTGTTAACTTTAAACCATAAATAAATGCCTGTAGAATTTTTCGTCGGGATTAATCCTGAAGATCGCTGCGATCTAGAAGATTTTATTTACTACTTGAACAGTTTGTCTGACCCGATCAATCACGTTGCAGTGATCAATGAATTCGATGAACCGGACGGATATTACATGTATACAATTCACGGTTCGTGGGCAGCATACAACAAACTCAAGTCTTGTACGTATGTTAAATCAATCGAACACTTTGAGGAAGATTAAAATCGATTGATATCAAATAAAGTTATGAAACAATTTGTTTACTCCAAAAAACAGGAAATAGAACTGTTCCTGTCAGGTATGATACAAGTATTATTGGTCGCTGTCAATACCTACCAGCTCGCACATTACAAGATTTTAGGATCATTGATAGTCGGGTTCCTAATCAGTTTCGTGTGGTCATTCAATGTTAAACGAGTTGCTTTCGGTAAAATAGGCGATCGAATAATTTACGCATCCGGAGCAGCTTGCGGCACCGTCGTAGGTTTGATTGGTACTAGATATTTTTATGAAGTTTTATTGAAACAGTTATGATAATAGCAATTAATGGATTACCAGGATCAGGTAAAGATACTGTCGGTAGAATGATTCAATATTTAGGATACGGTGCTGATAAAGCGGGTATCTCTTATTCGGATTGGGACGGTAAGCCGGTATGGGGGACCTTTGAGTCTTCTTTTTTTCAGCGAGACTGGGAAATTAAAAAGTTTGCCGGTAAACTAAAGGAAGTGGCTTCCATACTAACAGGCATTCCAGTAGAAAAATTTGAAGATCAGGAATTTAAAAAATCGTATCTACCTGATGAGTGGAGCTATCTTCCAAAAGATGAAATAATCACTGATGGTATTGGTCTTATGTTTAAAAGAATGACTGTTAGAGAATTGTTGCAATGGTTGGGTACTGATGCATTACGCAATCACCTTCATAAAAACGTTTGGGTGAACGCGTTAATGTGTAATTACGTCGGATCTACAATAGATTTAAGTACCGGACAAATAGATCATTATCCAGATTGGATCATAACAGACTTGCGATTTCTTAATGAATTTGATGCAGTAGTTGCAAAACATGGAATTACATTGAAAGTAGTTCGACCAGGCGTAACCGGTTCTACCCATGAATCAGACACGGCACTAAACTCACAAAGATTCGATTATACAATTGTTAACGATGGTACAATTGAAGATTTATTGGAAAAAGTAAAAGAATTTTACACATCAATATTCTATGTTACACTTAATGATTGATTTAGAGACTGCCGGTAATACACAGAGTGCAGCAATACTTTCTATTGGAATTGTAGAATTTGATTTACATTCAGGTGAAATCGGTCGACGACATCGATATAATGTAGATTTAAATTCATGCATTGCACTCGGTATGAAGATTGAACCGGATACGTTTAAATGGTGGTTACAACAGTCTGATTCTGCCAGGAAAGCTGTTTATGAAAATGATGATACTGTTAAGATACAATTGATTTTAGAAAACCTACCACACATTATCACCAAAAAACATTTTGTATGGGCCAATTCACCTAGATTTGATTTAGGTATATTACAGACGGCATACAATTTAATTGGCAAACCAATTCCGTGGAATTTTAGAAATGAACGAGACGTTAGAACTATTGTCAGTTTAGTTCCTCCGATTGAATCGACAAATACATTACCGCACGATCCAATTGCAGATTGCATTCATCAAATTAAATTGGTCACTGAAGCATACAAACAAATCAAACAATATGAAAGTAAAAATTAAAAAGTTGAGCCCGAATGCTGTAGTCCCTAAATACGCGAAAGCTGGTGACGCCGGTATGGACCTAACGGCTACAGAAATTCAATTTACTTCAGACTACGTTGCCTATAAAACAGGACTAGCATTTGAAATTCCTGAAGGCTTTGTCGGGCTGTTATTCCCAAGAAGTAGCATTTCCAAAAAACAGTTACTGTTAACTAACTCAGTAGGCGTACTCGATTCCGGATATCGCGGCGAAATCGAATTTCGCTTTAAATTGAACGGTAATGGTGTTCTTCCGGAAGGTGAATTGCAAATTTACAATATAGGAGATAGAGTAGGTCAAATTATCATCATTCCTTATCCTCAGATTGAGTTTGAAGAAGTAGCAGAATTGAGTTCTACCGAAAGAGGTGAAGGTGGATTTGGTAGTTCAGGTAAATAATTCATATGGAAATTGTAAACGACATCAATCAATTGAGTCCGATATGGATTATAATCGGATTGCTGGCAGTATATTATATTACTTATCATACGCCCATCGTAGAAATTATTGTAAACACAATTAAAGGTATCATTGACAGTCTGTAGTTTCATTTGAATTACTTATATTTAAGTATGAAGAATTATAATCTCAGTGAAGTTCTTAGAATGTCAATACCGGATCGGAAACCGACTGATAAGAGTATATCATTCAGTCAATATTCCATGTATTCACAGTGTCCGTTAAGATGGAAGTTGTGTTATATCGATCGAATTCGAGTATCAAAACCTAGTATGTTGTTAACATTCGGTACTGCATTGCATGAAGTACTTCAAATGTACATTCATTCTATATACGTCAATTCAGTGAAAGAAGCTGATCAATTGAATTTGGATCAGATACTGCAAGATCGTTTGGTAGAATTGTATTCAATTCAAGTTGCCGAAAATAATGATGAACATTACTCCACTTCTGAGGAAATTCAAGAATTTTATGCAGACGGTGTTGAAATATTGAATTGGATTCGAAGAAACAGATCAGATTATTTTGAGAAGAGAGATTGGGAACTGCTAGGAATTGAATTGCCTCTATATCATCCAGTATCCGGTTACAGTGAAAACATCATGTTGAATGGATTTCTAGATGTGGTATTGTACAATTCCAAAACCAATACTGTACGAATTATAGACATTAAGACTTCAATGCGAGGCTGGAATGACAATGACAAGAAAAACACTTCTAAGACTGCTCAATTGATCATTTATAAAGAATACTTTTCAAAGCAGTTCGGGTATAATGTTGATACTATAGAAATTGAGTATTTCATTGTTAAGAGGAAGTTGTACAATGAAAGTATGTTTCCTCAGAAGCGAGTTCAATTGTTTGCTCCTGCTTCTGGTAGAATTACTAGAAAGAAGATTACCGAGTCTGTAAATGAATTTGTATCGAATTGTTTCAATATCGATGGTTCATATAAGACTGATGCATCGTATCCGGCCACTACCAATAAAGGCAAATCATGTAGATATTGCGAGTTTAAAGATAAATTTGATTTGTGTCCTAAAGAAAATAGATTGAAATGATTATACCATTCAATAAACTGTTTAATATAGGATCATGTAAGTCGTTGATTCGATCAATGAAATCCAGAAAGCACGGTGTAGTTTCAATAGCAATAGTCGGTAGTAGACATTATCAAAGTAAATTGAAAATTAAAGACACCATTTTCATGTTGAAACAGAACATGCAGTCTGAATTTGAAATTGTATCCGGTGGCGCTAAAGATGGGGCCGACTTTTATGCGAGAAAATATGCTATGGAATTGGGAGTAAATTATGTAGAATTCAACCCGGCGTGTACTTCATTCAATTTGTATTCAGCAATGCCGGAAGCTTATTATGATCAACCATTTCACGTATCACATCTATTTCATAGAAACACATTGATTGCCATGTATTGCGATCGAATGATAGCATTCAGATCCTCAGGTAAATCTTCCGGTACTGATCACGTTATAAATGAAGCAATCAAATACAACAAACAAGTTGTAATTGTTGATGATAAAGTTGCTTAAAGTTGCTCTGTTTTGGTTTGTTTAACATATATATAGAAAAGTAGTTATGTATAAAAAGAAAATTTTATTGCTGTCGGATGATCTACGACTTTCATCCGGTGTAGCAACAGTAGCAAGAGAATTGGTACTAGGCACTTGCCGTGAATTTGATTGGGTTCAAGTTGGAGCTGCAATCAATCACCCAGATCAAGGGAAAATTATTGATTTAAGTCAATCTATCAAAAGCGAATTTAACATTGACTGTTCCGTGAAGGTTTATCCTTGGAATGGTTACGGTAATATCGATTTGATCAGACAGTTGATCAATACTGAAAGACCTGATTGCATTCTTCATATCACAGATCCTAGATACTGGACTTGGTTATATGAAGCTGAACATGAAATCAGGCAGATTCTCCCAATATTTTATCTTTCAGTATGGGACAATTGGCCGACTCCACATTGGAATTTGCCATATTACAAGTCAAGTGATATGTTGATGGCTATCTCAAGACAAACTCATGCAATTCACAAAGCTGTTTTGAAGCAGGAAACGATGCAGGATTGGCAGTTTCGATATTTACCACACGGTATCAACCAGAAAGTGTTTTATCCTATTGAATTGAATTCACCGGAGCACAATGAAGTGGTTGCAGTTCGAGACAAATTCAATTTGAAAGACAAGTTCACTGTATTTTACAATTCCAGAAACATTGCAAGAAAAAGAGCTTCCGATGTGATTGCAGCATTTGCAAAATTTGCTCGAGAAGTTGGTACAGATAAGGTTGCTTTGTTGATGCACACTCAACCGATTGATCAAAATGGAACTGATTTGTATGCAGTAAAAAATGCTTTGGCTGCCGGTGTAGACATTCAATTTTCTACAGACAATTTATCGCAGCCTCAGCTCAATCATTTGTATAATGCAGCACACGTTACTATCAATATTGCTTCAAATGAAGGTTTCGGATTAGGTACTGCCGAGTCTGTAATGGCAGGTACTCCAATCATTGTTAACGTTACCGGTGGGTTGCAAGATCAATGTGGATTTAAAAAGGCTGACGGTACTTATTTGAAAGTAACTGATTATTCAGAAGAGTGGGGTTCAAATGCCGATGGTACGTATAAAGATTGCGGTGCATGGGCTTATCCGGTATTCCCTGCCGTTAGAACTATTCAAGGTTCAATTCCGACTCCATACATTTTAGATGACATCGTTAATACGGATGATGTAGTGAAAGCGTTGCATACAGCTTATTCAGATAAAGACAAATTGACTGAATTTGGTGCTCAGGGTCGAGAATTCATGTTGAGTGATGATAGTATGTTGAACGCTGAAACAATGTGTAAAAATGCAATTGAATTTATTAATATTGCATTACAAAATTGGACTCCAAGAAATAGATTTGAAATTACAAAAATATAGTTATGAAACCAACATGTTTAATTATAAGTCCGTGTGGTACTGTAAGCGGATACGGCTCCAGGTCTCGAGATTTGATCAGATCAATTATTTCGTTAGACAAGTATGAAGTGAAACTCATTTCTACTAGATGGGGTAACACTCCTATCAATGCATTGATGTCAGGTAAAGATGATGACATTATTAGTAGATTGGTAGAAAGAGTTGATTCTCAGCCTGATTTATGCATTCACGTAACAGTTCCTAATGAATTTCAACCAATCGGTAAATTCAATATTGGTGTTACTGCCGGAATTGAAACTACAATGTGTTCCGCAGAATGGTTGGAAGGATGTAATCGAATGCAACTCATATTGGTTCCGTCCAAGCATTCCAAAGATGTGTTCATGAATACCAAATTTGACAAGATAAACAGTCAAACCAAACAGAAAGAAGGTGTATTGAGTTTAACTACTCCAATTGAAGTGTTGTTTGAGGGTCTGGATATTGACACGTTTACAAAAACCAATGAAATTTCAGCAAGGATTGTAGAAAGTTTATCAGAAGTGAATGAGAAGTTCTGTTTTCTATTTACCGGTCATTGGCTGCAAGGTGATTTCAAACAGGATAGAAAAAATATTGGTTTGTTGATTAGACTGTTTTATGAAACATTTAAAAACAAACAGAATGCTCCGGCATTGATATTGAAAACTTCCGGCGGTACTTTCTCGCATACAGATCGACTCAATATCATCAATAAAATCAATTCAATCAAATCTTCAGTTTCAGCTGTACGATTACCGAATGTATATTTGTTACATGGTGATTTGAGTGAATCGGAAATGAATTCATTGAACAATCATCCGAAAGTGAAAGCTGCAATTTCATTGACTAAAGGTGAAGGATTCGGAAGACCTCTAATGGAATTTGCTGTAACTGGTAAGCCTGTTATTGCAAGTGCATGGTCCGGTCATATCGACTTTCTGGATAAAGATTTGACTTTTCTAGTACCCGGTAATTTGGAGCAAGTTCATCAGTCTACCGTATGGCAAGGAGTTATTATTCCGGAGTCTTCATGGTTTTCTGTGGATGAATCGTATGCTATGTCAATTATGAATCTCGTATTTGAAAAGTATGATGATTGTTTAGTGAAGTCCAGGAAAATGACTAAACATGTTAAAGATCATTTCACTTTGAGTGCTATGACTGAAAGAGTTAAAGAAATTGTAGAATCAAAGGTACCGGAATTTCCTAAAATGCAAACAATTCAATTACCTAAACTTAAAAAAGTTCAACTACCTAAACTCGATGGAACCAATTAAAATTAGTTACTGCATCCTAACTCATAATGAAGGCAACTACATTCAGGAACTCATTTCCAATCTGCTTTCATATATTGATCCTAGTGATGAAATTGTAGTAGTAGACGATTTTTCTGATGATGAAAATACCATTCAAATTTTAGAAGACTTCGTATCTGCAGGCAACATCAAATTGTATAGACGAGCTCTATGTAAAGATTTTGCAAGTCAAAAGAATTTCCTATTATCAAAATGTACTGGTGATTGGATATTCAATATTGATGCAGATGAACTACCTAAACCGGAACTTCTAGTTTATTTGAAGGAAATTATTCAATTGAATCCGGAAGTTGATGCTTATCGAATTCCTAGAGAAAATATTGTAGACGGTATTACACCGGAACATATTGCATCTTGGGGCTGGCAGATGGATGATAATGGATTTATCAATTTTCCTGATTATCAACTTAGAATTCATAAAAGAGTTCCTGCAATAAAATGGGTAGGTAAAGTTCATGAAACTCTACAAGGATATAAAGTTCTATCCACAATACCAGATGAACTTGCATTGGAGCATTACAAAGATATTGATCGTCAAGAAAAACAAAATAACTTCTATACTAGTATATAGTTTAGTTCGATTTATTTAAATTTATGTTATGAATACGCCTAAAGAATCAATACAACTTTTCAAAGTCTTTATGTCACCTAACGCAGCTGTTGAAACATCTAAAGTTTTAAATAGCGGTTATATCGGCCAGGGCCCAAAAGTAGAACAATTTGAACAAGATATTCGAGAGTTTTTAAACTCCGATCGAGTCATAACATTAAATTCAGGTACTTCCGGACTACATTTGGCTTTACATTTGTTGAAACGTTCCAATAGTAAAACTATAGCAGATGGATATTCAGCTCGAGAGTTCGGTTGGCCCGGATTACAAGAAGGTGATGAAGTATTAACCACGGCATTGACGTGTACAGCTACAAATTTCCCAATACTTGCACATGGTCTAAAAATCAAATGGGTTGATATTGATCCTACTACTTTGAATATAGATTTAGATGATTTATCTAGAAAAATATCACCAAAAACTAAAGTAATCATGTTGGTTCATTGGGGCGGATATCCTAATGACCTGGACAAAGTAAAAGAAATTCAAAACAAGTGCTTGAACTTATATGGGTTTAAACCTGTAGTGATTGAAGATGGTGCTCACTCATTTGGATCCAAATACAAAGGAAAGTATTTAGGTAATCACGGTAATATGGTAATGTATTCATTTCAAGCAATTAAACATATTACTTCTGTAGATGGAGGTGCTTTGGTATTACCGCATCAGGATCTTTACAATAGAGCTAAATTGATTCGATGGTATGGTATAGATCGAGAGGGTAATCGAAAGGATTTTAGATGTGAAGCCGATATTGTTGAGTGGGGATACAAGTTTCATATGAACGATGTATGTGCCACTATTGGTATTGAAAATCTTAAACATGTACATGAAATTGTAGGCAAGCATCAATCAAATGCACGATATTACGATACTCATTTGTCAAATGTAAACGGATTGAAATTGTTAGATAGACATGAAGGACATGAGTCAGCATTCTGGATATACAGTATGCTTGTGGATGATCGAGACGGATTTTACAGACATATGAAGGAATGTAATATAATAGTATCGCAGGTACATGAAAGAAACGACAAACATACCTGCGTTCGAGAATTCAAATCTAGTTTGCCTACATTGGATAGGACGATAGGTAAAGTGGTTTCCATACCTGTAGGCTGGTGGGTGAGTGATGAAGAACGAGAATATATTGTAGAGTGTATCAAAAAGGGTTGGTGATGATAACGTATATCGTATCCACATATTTAGGTCCTAGAAGATCCGATTTTTATAATAAGATTTGGGATATTGATATCTACTACTTCGTACGTCGTCACATAAGAAAAATCAATGAGCTTAACGATACTAATATCAGTAAAATAGTATTCTCAGTTAATCGTTATAACAATTCTATCGATCGAGGTATATATGATGTGATAAAAGAGGAAAATAGTAAAATACCCGTGTCGGTTATATACAGGAATAACAAACATTTCTCATATGGTGCATGGAATGACGCCATTAAACAGATAATACACGAGCCAACCGATTACTATTTCCTAATTGAAGATGATTATATTCCAAATGCATCGAATTTTTACGAGTATTTCGTAGATGAAATTGATGATACGACCGGATATGTGGCTCAAGTAGTTAATTATTCATATCATCCTATTCATACTTCCATCAGTAATGGACTATTACCGTATGAAGTAGCAAAAGAAATGTATACTAATCATGGTGATATTTTCAATCTACCAGAATATACTAAAAAGATTTCAAAATTAGTATCATACGAAAAAAGCTCAGATATACAAATACAGTTTTTAATGTACATATCATCAAAATATAAAATTAAAGATGTATCAAAAACTACTAGAGTGCCTTTTTTAAATGCTGAGGAAAATAGTCCAAACTTAGATCAAGTAATATATTTTGGTACGGAATCTGAACCTGAAATAATAGTACCGGCTCAGCTTCAGCATAATGTAATCGAGTTTAAACCGATAACGGATTCTGATGCGCAGTTTATTAATAAAATTCGTAACGGTTATGCAAGCGAATTTTTGCATAATTCTAACACGTATACAGAGTCTCAGACTAAGGAATGGATCAAAAAGTACTCCCCGGATTATTATATCATACAGTATTTACATCGTAGTATAGGATATTTTCGAACATCGAATTATTGTCCTGAGAATAGAAATATATACATTGGATGTGATATCGCTCCGGAATTTACGGGCGAGGGCTTGGGCTATATTTCATACTTAGCATTCATACCTTTTATTTTTAAAAAATACGACTTACATAAAATATCGTTAGAAGTACTAAGTACGAATACTCGTGCTATAAGCTTGTATGAAAAACTAGGATTCGTAAAAGAAGGAGTTAAACGTGAGGAGGTAATAAAAAATGGAAAATATATTGACTCAATTATCTATAGTTTGTTAAAATCTGAATTTAAACCATGAAAAAAACATTAGTATCACATATTCGTAATGAGGAGTACCTACTGCCATTTTGGTTAAAACACCATAAGAAATACTTTGATCACGGTATCATCGTAGATTACAATTCAACAGATAGTTCAGTTGAAATCATAAAAAGTATATGTCCTACTTGGGAGGTCGTACCTAGTAGAAATGCAAAATTAGACGCGCTAGTTATGGATCGTGAGATTGAAGATATAGAAAGTCAACATCCGGGATGGAAAATGTGTTTAAGTACTACTGAATTTTTAGTGGGTGATTACAAAAAATTAGATTCTATATATGAACCCACTGAATTGTTAATACCGGCTTTAAATATGGTGGAACATCCCTCACAGGAAGGTATACATCCGAGTTATGATACTGATATTTTTTTACAAAAAACATATGGTATTCACTATGAAGATCGAATAGTATACAGTAATAATGAAATTACATATAACGGTCGTATAGACTCTCATATTAAAGCACAGAATACCGGATATCTCACTAGAAGACTTCGTTTATTACATAACAGAGATAGGATAACATATCCGCTCGGTAGACATTATCATGATCCTGGCAATATAAATAAAGATTTCATAATCGTTTATTATAGATTTTGTCCATTTAATGACATTACATTGAGACGAATGACTCGTATGCAAGAAAATATAGAATCTGATAACAAGGATAAAAACTTAGGTTATGAGCATTTTATGGATGAGATCGAAACTACTAGGTGGGTACGTGAATGGCAACGAAACTCAAGAGATTTATCGGGATATATCGATCAGTATGTAAAAATTATGGAAAGATAATGAATATAGCTATCGTAGGCGCGGGCTGGACTGGATGTCATATAGCGAAACATCTCATGCAGTCACATAACGTGACTATTTATGAACGAGACTCGATATTCAACGGTACATCCTCAAACAATCAAAATAGATTACATTTAGGATTTCATTATCCTAGAAATTATAGAACCAGAATGTTATGTAAAAATACTTTCAATCGATTCATCGATGAATATGGTCAGTTTGTGAAGTCCGTAGATAACAACGTATATGCTATATCAAAGAACTCTAGTATTGATTATGAAACTTATAAAAACATATTTTCATATGACGGTATCCGATATACAGAGTTCAGTTCTAGTAATTTGAATAACGTATCCGGTTGTATAAATACGGATGAAATGTATATTGACTTTGGTAGAGTAACGGAATATTTTGATAACTTATTAAAAGATATTATTGTTAAACGACATATATATAGTTTCGATGAACTCTCCGGGTATGATATTATTTTAAACTGTACTAATAATTTCATACGAAATCCGGTAATAGATTCATTTTACGAACTAACATTATCACTCGTATACAAGTCAATATCCCCGATCGAATTCGGTGCTTTAACGGTAGTTGACGGACCATTCTTATCAATATTCCCGTATAAGTCTGATCTTTACACGATGACCGATGTTGAACATACGCCTATGTTCATTTCCAACGATATAAATGAAATTCAAAAATTCTATAATAGTATCTCCTCTGAATTAATTCTAGATAAGCGAAAATTGATGGAAGAGAAGGTATCTAGTTA